TACGCTAAAGAAAATCCCTCTTCCCGAAATAACCTATGTTCAAAAGGTAGCCTTTGGTATTCTCTGTGCTAAAGAAGTTTACAAAGACTCAAGTTGGAATCAGTGGGCAGATAAGTGGTTAAGCGGGGAGGATCGTACCGAAGCTTCTGCTAAGTATGCTGCTGCTTACTCTGCTGCTAATGCTTATTATGCTGCTAGGGCTGCTGCTAATGCTGAGTATGTTGCTTATGCTGCTAAAGCTGCTTCTACTGCTAAAGCTATGGGTAAAGAATTAGATTTTGTTTCGATTGCTCTTAAAGCCATGGAGGTGAAGTAATGCTAATAACGGACTTACGCCACAGCTAACAACGGCATCTTTGACTTTAATCGCAACGAAACGGGCAGATACGCGAAGAAAATAAAGCATCGAATAAGGATTAAAAATGATTCAATTAAACCTCAGTTTAAAATCAAAATATGATCCTCCGGTTCCTGTTAAGCCGGATGCGACATTACCGGATGAAGAGTACCTAGCCCTATGTGTGAAGTTAGGAATGGTGTTGGATATGCCTACCTATCCTTTACATGATGTTATCAGATACCTTAACGCAAAATTTGGAGTACATAGTAGGAAATCACTCACGGACTCAGTGAGCCGACCAAATTGGGTGTGGGTGCCTCTTCGACACAAAGATATTATTACTACGCGTAATTTTAATGATACGGATCAACGTATTTATACTAAACCTATCCCGTACCCCGTTCTTAAGACCATTGAATCTATTCAAGAACGTTGGCCGGAAGCGAAATTTTTCATTTCGGATGAAAGATACGCATCCGATGAGAAAGACCCATTTTTTAATGTTTACTGTTAATGAAGCTCGTACGATTCATGTAGTTGAACGCTGGGACGAGCCAAAATTTCGATGAACGAGTATTATAAAGTATGGTGTACACAAGGACAAGGTCCTGGAGAAACTCCTGACAAAGAGTTTCCAACTTTAAAAAAAGCCCTGACTTTTGTCGAAGAAAATAAAGATGACGCTTCGTGGGCTATTGAATACCCTGATGGCACATGGCATAAATGGGACAATTAGTAAATGGCTAAGAAACTTAAGACTAATGCTGTCATAGCAGTTATCCCTCAAGAAACACAAGAACAGAAGGAAGCTAAAGAAGATAAAGTGTTTGAAGTAGCGAACCGCAAATACACAACCTCAATGAACAAAGCATGGCAAAAATATTGCACAGCTTTGGATGAAGATTTGAAAGATAATCCCAAAAAATCCACAAAGAAAGAGTCCTACACTTTACAATATATCGAGGATAGAGAGCGAGCATTAAAAGAATGGATAGATTTTTTTGGCGGTGATTTTATTGTTTCGGAGGATTAAACAAATATGCACACTTCTTTGGGATTTTGGTTGGAAATACGCAAAAGTTTAATGGTACGAGGGGATAACTGGAAACTAGTTATTGATTCTCTTCCGTCAAGAATAAACAGTTTAGATGCGCTTTCTCTCTTCCAAGAATCGGATCAATTAACTTACCTTACTGGTCAAGGCTATATTGCTGGAGAGTTAGTTGAAGCTAGTCCATTCAAAGGAATCATTCTACCCTATATTTCAGACGATATAGAGATAACACTCGAAAATATTGCACTTCAATGGGTGTACAGATTTTTAATTCTTGAGGGTCTGATAGAGCATAATCGCAAAGAACCTATAAAAAAATGGGCACCGATGTTTTTACATCTCACGGATCAAGGTCTGCATTTCTTGGTGTATATGTCGGCGGTACTAGTACTCATGGAAGAAGGGCAAATAGTTGGTAAGAAGATATCAAAAGCTAAACTTCTCAGCGGAGAATTGGATGACTTAGTGCGCTGGCGGGTTAAAAAAGTATGTGAATTGCTTCACGAAAAAGCGCAGGATTATGGAGAAAGTTTTCGTCGTCATGGCTTGCCTGGACTAGTTCCTAGATTATGGGATAAAATCGCTCGCTATGCACAGCTCAAGGCTGATAATCGTACCGCTAAATTTGAAAGAATGGAAGATTCAGTTGTAGATTTATTGGGATATTGTTGTGTCGCCTGGTCACTTATGTTAGAATTACCAGAAGATTTTAGAAAAGAATATCAACCCTCTTGTACTTATGAAACAGAACAAATCGGAAAAGAGTGGAAAAAACTGTGAGAGCGGCTGAGCGCAGGGACGGATGAGTGAGACAGTGAAAAATAACCATACGTGCGACAAGCCTAACTATACGGATGGCCCGTGTCAGGTTTGCGCGGCTGAGAAAACGCTACTGCCGTGCCCATTTTGCGGCGGCGCTCCGATCTTGGACGACTTAGGCGAAGAGGATGATTTCTTCGTACACTGCGGGTCATGCGAAGTGCAGCAAATCGCCAACAAGACAATCGACACGGCTGTAAGCGAATGGAATCAGCGGGTGAGCGCAGGGGATACCCCAGATTTGCGGAGGAGTGAGACAGTGAGCCAGTGTTTAAGAACTCGGATTCTGGAAATGATGAAGCATCGAGAGTGGTCAACCCATTGGATACATCGAAGCGCGTACCTGCATCTGGAGTCTGCGGAACTTGCGGAAGCGGTTCGGGGAAAACGGGGAGACACACTCGATGAGTCGGCGGATGTGCTCATAACGATGCTGGCTCTGAGTCCGCATAATCTGCCAGAAATCGTTCAAGCCGCTACAGCCAAAGTGGAATCGTTAATGACGAAACCACGATACGCGGGAGAAACCGGAACATTTGGTGATGTGCGGGTGAACGCAGGGACGGAGGAGACAGTCCATGCCAACGATTAAAGAGGAGACAGTCCATGCCAACGATTAAAGAGTGGACAGAACTGCATGCCGATCTGATGCAGAGGTTGCATCTCCCGTGCGAACTGAATTTCTCTACTGATGTCAAAGTAGCACAGCACAGATTCGACGACGATGACACCTGTGTGATCACTATCAATCCAGAAGTGGATTTTAAAGTACCAGTACACCTCATTCTCCACGAAGCTGCCCATCATCGCGCTTATGTCAGGGCGTTTAGACATCTCACGGACAATACTTTCGTGGACTTATGCTGTTCTGGCTGGACGGGCGGACACTGCGAGCACTGGGCGAAAATTCTCATCGGCATGTACGCCGAAATGGGAATCGCATTGCCGTACAGCACAAGCTTTATAGCATTTGCAAAGCTGGCGGGCATCGTGCGAAAGAACTATGCAAGGGAGGGTCAATGGAATGGACAGCGGAACAATGGCGCAGGCTAGCAGCCTGTTTAGGTTACGGACCTTTGCGGGGACGATTCAAAAAAAATCTGATCCCCATAATGAAGAAACGCGATCAAATCTGCATCAAATGTCTCGCTGACGAAGTAGCCGAAGGTCTGGGCGGGGAATACGGTTTGTGGGCGGAGGAAATTTTGATCGCCGCATCCAAAGAAACGTCCATCGAAGTGTACTGTGGTAAGGGGAAACACAATGCCTGAAGTCCCGAACGCTTACCAGTGCGACTTTTGCCATAAGATCATGACGCCTATCGAGACGAAGGACACCCGCTGGAATTCGAAGTTCTGCTCACTTTGTGGCTTCCGATTCTACGATGTTTTCATCGGGGAAACCCGCATAAACACAGATACTTACTGACTTCTGGATGATCCAGGGCAAGAAAGTTGATGGTGTCGCTGTCAAAACCTTTCAACTATCCATTTCTAGATTAGAGGTTGATATGAGTAAAAAAAATAAGTCTAAAAAACGCACTAAAAAAGTAACTTCAGCTCCGAAGGTTGTAAAACCAGAAATATCAATGCCAGAAATACCAGTGCCAGATTCAGTAAAAACTGACTATCCTCTTTCAGTGTATGACGAGAGTATTTATCCAACCCCTGAGTCTAAACCAAGTAAAAAACTAGGATTCTGGAAATGGTTAGTTGGGTAAAGTTGAAATAGGAGAAATTATGTTAGGTTTATTCGGAACGATTTTAGTTATACTTTTAATTGTTTGGCTTGCACGAAGAGTTTGAGCGATGAAAAATAAGTCCTTTATGGGAATCCTTGATAGAGAGGATTTTCATGATCGTTCTTACGCAGGGGCAAATAACCGGTTCCGCTGATTTGGCTATTTTGATTCGAGACGCCAGCGGTAACCTAATTGACCCCGTTTCTATTAGTTACACCATATACAAACTCCGCGATATATTACCAACATCCCCCACGGTAGCATATGAATATGATATGCACCAACCAGAAAACATGCAAGGTGGGCCACCTCTCCCACCTGAAAGCTCTACCTTAGTCAGCCAGCCCCAGCAGACCCCTAAACGTCTCTCTTTGGGCACCTATGCGGCTGTAGTGACCATTCCTACCGCTTGGAAGGGAATTTATAAGATCGTATGGCAGTTTCAACAATATGCAGCAAGCTGCCCCCAGAACTATGTTCACATGGATTTTATTGTGCAAACTGTGGATCCAACAGATCCTGCTTTCGAAGCACCTTCTATGATTATTGGTAAGCAGTTGGGTATCGCCAGTGCTCAGACTTCCCCAGCTATGTATGCGCAGGCAATTCGAGTGGTTCGAGAATTAATTTCCGATGTTAATCCTGATAGAAATTATCATTTTCGTCCTCCAACCCCCGGAAAAGTTGTGGCGAATTATACAACTAGAGTGGGATTTATATGGCTGGATACAACTATTTTGGTAAATTTGAGTATGTCTATTTCACAGCTAAATCTTTATAATCCCATGAATTATTTTAATTGGACCATGGATACAATTCCTCGGGACTGGGGAAATATAGCGGCAATGGGAGCAGCCGCTTTTTGTCTTTCTGGTGAGTCAGCTCGATGGGCCGCGGACGAATTTTCTTACAGTCTTAACGGGGTTTCGCTAGATATAAATAAATCAGCTTTGTACCAATCTTTAGCAGGAACCTACTTGACTCAATTTAACACCATGGCTCCATTAGTTACAGCTAATAGACCCTATTCAGCCGGATTGAGACAATCTCGTTGGCTCCTCGGTTAGCCGTGTAGAAATTTGACTTCTCAGTATTAGATAGAATCAGCGTACAGAACGGCAGCTACGCTAAGGCGATACACACTCGCTGGCATGTCAACCGTGGGCGAACAAATCCATTCTGCGCGTTTTGTCACCACTCCGCCGACTAGCTATTTCATTATTCAGAAGAAATGAAACCAAATAAGACCGGAAAACAAAAAACGCTATTCTTTCCCTTTAATAGATGATTACCAACTTACTAGTTTTGAACAGCAGTTATGTAGGATCCCATGATTTGTGGTGGGCTCATGATCCTGAAGCTGTTAAGGGTTACAACATTTATCGTGCTTACGAACACCCGTCTAACTGGGAATGTATTCAACAGAGTTGGGCAGGTAATTTCTATCGAGATATGACATCTCTTCAACAAGTCACATACACTCTCAAACCTGATGATTTTATTGAACAAGGAGAATTGGGACGTTGGGCTTTTAGGATACCAGATATTCCATATGCTACAGTACAAGCTGGTAGAGCTGTCATAAGCAATAGTCCGGATGATGTGAGCGTTACTGTAAGTGTAAGCGGCAATGTAGGTGTGGATGGACAAACATTTCGCCCCATAAAAGTTGAGGGGTTTGATCGTTCAATTTACATGGAAATGGACAACACCTTAGCGGAAGGGGGAGCTGTGAGTGATACAGCTTTGGTTGATACAGATGATGTCAACCATGCTAATTACGCTGGCATAACTCTTTGGCAAGTAACTTACAATAAACTCATTAATTATGTAGATATTTATACCGCTTTAAATCGTGTTTATTATACAGTAGTACCGGTGAGTGCAAAAGGAGAGTTACATGCACCTGGGGATCACGGGTCAATGATAAAAAATACTCAAGAGGTAGATCAGATTGATTGGGTGTTTGAGGAAATGGTACGGCGTAATCAATATTTATTTGAAACAACTGGGGAACCAGCTTATCTTATGTTTCGCAAATGGCGAGGCACTGCTTGCGGCTGTGTGTACGGCAGTCAACAACCAAAAACAGGATGTAGGGTTTGTTTTGAAACAGGGTTTGTAGGCGGATACATAGGTCCGTATGATTTTCTTTTTGTACCTCCGGATTCCGCTTTGATGCGTGAGATTACTGAAGGTGGTATCAAAACCACCAGAGACTCTCGTAGTTATTTGACTCGTACCCCAATCGTGCAGAACGGTGATTTAATCATACGGCGCAATGGGGATCGCATGACAATCAGCAATGTGGTTTACAAAATGCCGCGAGGTATTATTCTTCAGCAAGATTTCACCGTATCTTTGCTGTCGCCTGGGGATACTCGTTATTTAATTCCCGTGGTGAATACGGGGCTACCTACGATATTTAATCCTGTGGTTCGCCCCGATCCGCTGGATGGAAAAGGCGGGGGTGAGCCAGTATTTGATCCACGCACAGTTCCAAATAAAGATTTTGAGAACGTGAATATTCCTATCGGTCGCACAGTGGAATTTGGCAAGATAACTTCCTGACTCCTAAACTTTTCGACTTTCTCAGAAATGGCGACTCCGCTTTTATGAGAACGCACAGACATTAAATCAAGTAGTCTTTCATGGGCACTGACACGCTCCAGCGCGGTTCCACGCCGAGCCGGACGCACCGCTCAAAGTACTCCGCCTTGGCTTTGTCGTAGTCCAAGCCGTCCTTGGCGTACAGTTTGCGGTAGTTGTTCTCGGTGTCAAACCCCTCTACGGTGTTGAAGTTCGCTGGGCAAAAGGTGTAGTCATCCAAGGTCAACGGTCGGGCGATCCTTTTCTCAAGGCACGCTCGACAGCAGAACTCTCTGGGAAACAGTTTAGCGGCCGCCCAGACTGAGTCGAACACTATGAAGGTGTCGTGTTCTTGACGGCAGTCTTTGCAGGTGTAATCTCGTTTAGGTCTCATCTCCCTGATTTTACACCAAAAAGTAACTACGGTAAATCGGCAAGATCCTCTTCGAAGTAAATATCTAGAAGATACATTAGCGCCTCACCATTATCTCCATCTCCGCCTGATTTAAAGCAAAAATAATCATTATTTTGTGTAAAGTCAATAGCAGCAATATTGCGATAAATTTCCTCACTTCGTGGATCGTGTGGAATTCCTTTTTCCCAGCGTTCCTTTACAGTCATTTTCCCATAATACCATTAAAAATAACTATTGTAAACATTGTAGAGGTACATTCTCATGACATTTGACGCAGCAGAGTTAGCAAAAACAGCTCGTATATTGGACGAATCGGATAGGCCGAATTCTGACCCAGAACTTCAGAAAATTGTAGGGGACCCGGATGATGCGAGAATTTCAACTTTCGCTCAGTTCGCCCCCAATCCCCGAGGTACTCTTCTTCCTAACCCTCTTTCACCTGTTGAAGGAGATGAGATATTTTTCGCCTATCTTATTCCTGGAGCTAAGTTTCAATCACATGATGGAAGTCAGTGGATGATTGAAGATTATCCTTGGCAAGGAATGGTGCAGATTACTAATGTATGGTACCCGCGGATTAACGCCCAAGTATCTGTATATGATGTTCGAAGATCTATAGAGCAATATGTTGAACCCATACAACAGTTTATTCCACCTCCCCCTCCTGGAGTTGATTATTCTGCTTTACGTGTAAAGATTGTAGACGGTCCAGAAACCTACGGAGCTGGAGACGAATTGTCTACGGGTAGTAGCAAATCATATGTACCTAGCGGGTGGTAAAGGTCATAAATCACGATGATAGTTTATTGTCAGACAAACACCTGTAGTGAAGCACACTGTGCCCATATTAGTCAGGCGAAAAAAGGTCATGGCCTCGGCCGAAAACATTCACCTGAATCAGAGCGTATGCGTATAGCTAGAAGCCTGTACTGGGCTCGTAAAAAGGGGGTCAAAGGATTAAGTCCTTTGTTTTCATATAGTTGATTTATCGGGGGCCAATCTTGTAAATTATTTGCGGCGGATCATAGAGGAAGCTGTCTCTAAAAATCCCAGATTCAAACAGACTTTGGGAAATGTGACATTCGTTGCAAATACACGTATTGCGTGGAATGATGTTCAAGTTACATTCACCAACATAACTACTTCAGGCACGAGACTTTCGCCTGATTATTTTATGTGTACCCAAATTGGTCGAGCCATTCTCGCTAAGGTGGGAGACAAAGATGGGCAATTCATCGAATGGACTAGAGAAACAGATAAAACTCGTCTAACTCCCGATGCTGGTGTTTACTATATCAATGTAGATTTTTTTGATGACCAGACCAGGGATTTGGGGCTCACGGTACAAAAATATCGATGGATTGAAGGAAAGCTAAAACAGGCTCAAGGGTCTATTGTATATTTTGCTCCCGGCATTGATGTAACCACAATATCAATGTCAGATGCTGCTACATCTCTTCCGGTACAGTTTACCGGCTTCAACCAAAGTTTAGGAGCATTTGCTTATTTACTCAATCCTACTCAAACTCTGGTTTGTACTTACATAAGCGGTCCAAACACCGGTCAGCGTCTAGCTCCTCTTACAGAGTATTGGTACGAGCATCCTCAAAGTGTATCTGTAGTCTCTTCTACAACCGATGGAAATGAACTTATTAATATTCCCAATCCTTACATTTCTGTAACCTTTACGGATCAAAATGGATACGAGTTACGGCAGGGAATTGATTACAATTTTCAAGGGGATCAATGGATTACTCTCTCGTCTCTATATCCGCTCGGGACTACAATCACAGCCAACATGATAGTGAAACAGAATCCTTACTATACCACCGGTACAATGCCAGAAAATATTCTGCAAGTAAATATGACAGGCACTGAAACTTTAGCTCCGGATCAAGTGTTTATTCATACCCCAGCTGGCACATTCACAAATCCAATTGTTAACTCCGATGGCACACTTACTATTCCTCAACTGCTAACACCCGGGGACTGGCTACGCTGGGAAGTCAGAGTTAATTCCGGTCAGCAGAAAGCGGTGGCTAAAAAATTGGAATTGAATAGTTTGACTTTAGTGAATCCTTTAAGTATTACATACACCAAGACCGGGGCTAATGGTACAACATACCCTATAACAGCTGCCCAAGTAGCCACTGCGGACGATACAGAGCTTGTGGGCGTGAAACAAACATCCGCAGGGGTTCCACAGCCCTTCAATTCCACTATCGCCCCTATAACAGCTACTTTGATTTATGACAATGTATTAACCGTAACAGCGAATAATACATTTCAAGCTGGTGATATGGTGTTATTGGGTGCAACAAAAGAGCGATTTTTGAACGGAAGCGTGGTTACGGTACTGGCTTCTGGACTATCTGATACTCAATTTACAGCCAATTTTACATGGAACAACTATGTAAATACCACAGATACAGGCACAGCATGGGGACAACGAAAGCTAATATTGCCTGGTTTAAGACTGGCTATAGGTGACAATGTAGTGGTAGGAGACCAATGTGCAATTATAGTAAGTCCAACTTTAACAGAGACTTATGAAGTATTTGGTTCCAAGGAAAACCTCTCCTTCACGTTGGAAGTTAAAGCAAATGACATGCAAACAGCTTCTGATCTCTCGGAGATGTTAAAACGGGAACTTTTGATTTATAGTCGCACTAACACTGAAGCGGATGGATTGACTATTTTTGAAATTACCAGAAGTTTTATTGGTCAGGCTCGTGATCCCAGCGCCACAGCTCCTAGTTACGTATTTTCAGTTTCAGTAACCGCTTCAGCAGATTGGAAAGTCTATGTACCTTTAGTTACACGACTGGCTAGTCTGGAAATTGTTGGCATTCCATACGCAAGCACTAAACTCCATCTTAATCCTCGTTTAGCCGCTTTTGGGAATATGGTTTTTATCCCTGCATACAGTTAAATCGTCTTCAAAACTCTATACAGAGGGTAATTATATCGCTATTTATGAGTTTTTGTGCCTAACCGAATCCTGCGGAGTGGTTACTGAACATATTTGTTCTATGGGGGATCGCCCAGATACTATTCCCTGTTCTAAATGTGGTGGTTTGACAGAACAAAAAGTATCACAAATCGCTGTGCTTACAGGAAATATGTCCAACCCATCCTTAGATGTAGCAATTGGTAAAGATGCCGCCGAACGCTGGGGAATCATTCATGATCGAGCGGCAGTTAAAGACAAAATCCGAAAAGAAAGTGGTAAACAAATCTTAGCCAAAGTGGACGGAAAGTATGAACCAAGCACTAAAACTAGGTTGGATTTTGTTAGTACACCAGAACCTTTGGATGATTAATATGGGTGGAAAAAATAGAATAGATATAACAGGACAAAGATTTGATCGTATTTTGGTTCTTAGTTATAACTCAACTAAAAATAAAATAACTTATTGGAATTGTATTTGTGACTGCGGTAAAGAGAAACTTATTAGTGGAGCATCTCTTCGCAACAGATGCACACGTAGTTGCGGATGTCTTGCTCATGAAATCAGGATAATGAAAGGTAAGAAGACTAAAAAGAAATGGGTAGATATAACAGGACAAAGATTTGGTAAATTAGTAGTTCTTGGATATACCGATGATCGTAAGAGAGGCTATGCTATTTGGCGTGTTCAATGCGATTGTGGAAGTCCAGAGAAAACTTATTGTACGGCATCTTTGACGAGTCGAAAACATCCAACTAGAAGTTGTGGTTGTTTATGGCGTAAACCGTTAGGAGAGGCTTGTAGATTGCGCGTGCTTAGAGGATATAAAAGAAACGCAAAAACACGATCGCATATTTGGGGGCTAACGGATGAACAGTTTTTTATACTTATTCAACAAAACTGTCATTATTGTGGTATGTCTCCATCCAATACGAGTTATGAAAAAGAAAGTAATGGACCTTATATCTACAATGGAATTGATCGTAAAAATGGCACTCTTGGATATTTTTTAGAGAACTGTGTTCCTTGTTGTAGACCCTGTAATTGGGCTAAAAGACATATGTCATATGATGAGTTTATGGCTTATTTACAACAACTTGTTCAATATCATAATGAAAAACAGACTTTTACTACCTTAAATAGAATGGCAGCAATCAGTTATTAGGAGATATTATTATGGCCTTGTTTAGTTCATATGCCGCACCCGGAGTTTTTACATTTGAGCAGTTCATTGCTCAAGCAGCAACAGCTAATGTAGCAGTTAGAATTCCTGTATTTATTGGTGAAGGTCAACAATTTTTCACCTTCAATAACGTGGAATTGTTCCGTGGGTCTTCATCAGTTGCAGATGACCAATCAGTGAATGAAAATATTTCCGATCAATGCGCTTCGGGGTTGACTCAAAGTTTCCAAACCACATTTTACCCAGTGGTAGATGGCTCTGGAAAAGGTATTACCACAAATAACCCAGCCTTAATTCAATGTCAAGCCGTTTATTCCAACGGTAATGTGGTTCCTGTCACTGTAATTTCACTCGTTGGAGCAACCGGACAATTTGTAACTCAAGATATCATCCCTGCTGGTACTGATTTAACAATCTCATACTATTTCAAACGCGGTGATACTTATATCCAACAAGAAAATGATACTTTTCAAGTACCACAATACGCCGTACAAACTGTAGCTGGTGGACCAAGTGGGTCACCCGCTGGTACAGGTTCCATAACTCTTAGTTTAACAAAACCAGGTGCTACAGGTAATTTAGTTACACTTCAATTTATTAACAGCGGCAAGAATATACCCGACGCTCAAGCAGTAATAGGTGCGGGGACCGATGCAATCACAATTGATATTAGTGGCCCCACAGGTCAATATTTTGGTGGAATCCGTACCTTACAATCTCTCTACAATTTAGTAAACCTTGGAAATATTCCTACTTTGGATGGTGGGTATTTAACTTCTGGTTCCATTACTGGTGACCCATCAGCTCAATTAACAGTATCAACAGGTGCAACGCCATTCGCGGGCGGTGTGGGTCAAGGCAGTAACACAGTCTTCCAAGTACAAAATATTCCAATTACAGATGGGACAAATGGTGGAATTGTTACCACAACTCCAACAAATGTAATCGCCATGGTAAACGGAAATCCAGTTACAGTATCCGCAGTTAACGGTGCTCAAGGTCTTGTAACTCTTGCTAGTAGTGTAGCTTACGGTCAGACTCTTACATTCACTTATTACACCAATACTTGGCAAAATACTTATGATCTTCTCCCTAGCGCAAATGTAGCCAGCATTACTCAAATTGGTTTAGGTCCAAACACTAGTACATACAACCTTGATGTTGATTTTAGTTTGGGTGTAGCTTATGACAGATTGGGCAATCCTGTAGCTAATACGGTAAACTGGGGTAATAATGTCAGCACTGTGTTGGGTACGGATAATACAGGTGATACGCCGTTCAGTCCAGCGGAAGTTCTTACAACCTCGGTCGATGAAGTTGTGTGGCTCCGACTTTTGTCTGGCGCTGTAAATGGTAAAAATGCTGTATTCACTTTACCGGATACACCAACTACTGGAAGTGGAAATGCAACACCAACTAATAATCCAAATTTGGTAACTGTATACGTTGGCGTAAATCCATTGGTAGCTTTCCAGAGTGGGGCTGTTACAGTAGCCGCAGTGAATGGCTTGGCTCAACAAGTAACTTTATATAATCCTCCCCCAGCTGGCACCAATGTGTACGCATCTTACTATCGCAATACTTTAGAAGATCAAGAGTACACTCTTACTGTAGTGCAACCAGGATTTTCCGGGTTCGGCACATATGTAATTCAAGATAACTTGAATCGTTATATGCCCCTGGTAACTTTTAATGCTGGATCATCTTCTGTAACTCAAGAAGGGGCATTCGCGGCTACTGGGATCGTGTACCCATTCAATTTCTCTGACGCAGTAGATGATAATGGGTCTCCAACTGAAACAGTAACTCTTACTTTCAACAATGATGGCAATGCTACTGTGATTGGAGCATCACAGGCCACCCTTACAATTCCATTCGCATCAGGCTCTTTGACATTTGTTGCTAGCACAACAGGGGTGGGGGGAAATGATGTTCAAATTGCAATTGATACAACTACAATTAATCCTCAACCAGTCGTAGTTCAGGGGAATTTAGTTACAATCTATGCCTTTTGGAACGGAACTCTAAATACTTCTGCTCAAATTGCTAGTTATTTTCCATCCGCTGAAACTACAAATGGTGGACAAATCACAGCTTTATCCCCCAGTGGATCGCCCAGAGTTACCGCGGCAACTAGTTTGACGGGTGGACAAAATGCTACCACAACTCCTGTGACTCATAGTTATACAGTTACATCTAATTTAGCCACGGGCACAGGTACGGGCGGAAGTAACATCGGGTACTTAGACCAAACCTATATTGATTTGGTTACAGGTTTCCGTGTAACAATCGTCAATCCAGCAGACCATGTAGCTTACGGAATTACATCACTGCCTCAGAGTTACAACTTTGTACCGGGAGACAGGCTGGTATTCAATGTAAACACCCCAGCTACGGGGAGTTCTCCAACATCCGCTACCTCTCTGCAACAACGTTATACTGGTACCCCTAGTGTACCGCCTTGTCAATCAAATAATGAAGTGGCAATTTTTGGTTGTACAACAAAAGTAACCAGTACATTTGGTTCAACAGCAGGAGATTCAGTAATTGTTACCACAGTAAGAGGAAGCGGCAACGAGCCCGCCATCGGAACTTACTATTATGTAAGTTACACAACAAATAAGGTAGCATCTGATTATGCTTGCAAAATTTACACCAATCCTTCAGATGCTTACGCCGCTTACGGACAACCAAGCACGATCAATCGTCTGTCTTTAGGTATTCAACTAGCAGCGCTGAATGGTATGCAGACCTTCGGAGCCATTCAAGTACCTGTTCAACAGGGAACCAATCTCGCTTCTAGTGCTGATTACATCGCTGCTTTGCAACAACTCAAAAGTAATTTACCAGGGTTCAATACCAAGGCGAATGTTGTAGTGCCTTTGTCCAACGACCCAGTGGTACACCAAGCCCTCAGCAATCAATTGTCCTCACAGGCAACTGCACGTTATAAAGGTGAAGCTATTGGATTCGTGGGATACAGTCAATTCACAACAGCCAATCAAGCTCGCGCAAATGCCCGTTCACTGCTCAATCAGCGTGTAGTTGCAATCGGTAATGCTGCGGCCGGTGTATTGGTAACAAACTCTACAACCTTCCAAGCGGATGAATATTTAGTTGATGGACCATTCATGGCGGCGGCTTTAGCTGGTGCAAACTGCAATCCAGCAAATGATGTGGCAACCAACTTAGTTCTACAAAACCTCGTAGGATTTAGTCGATTGCTGATTACATACGACGATGCAACAATGGATTTGATGGCAAGTGATGGTTTGACATTACTCTTGAACAACAACGGAGCTTTACAGATCAGAGATTATCTTACCACTAATCCAGCAAACGACTTGACCAGGATACCAACATCAACAACAATTGCTGACTATACAGCGCAGGCGTTTAGAGCTGATTTACAGCAATTCGTTGGGCGCAAGATTAAGGATAGTTTACTCACAGATATCACCAATGTATGTATTGCTCGTCTGACATCTGAAGTAAGCAACTATATCATCACAGCGTATGATACACCTGAGGTTAGAGAGAATCCAAATGACCCGACAGAGGTTGATGTTACTGTGACTTTTAAACCTATGTTTTGTTTGCTTTATTTGGTAGTGACTTTTAATGTCGTAACTGTGTTATAAGTTGGGGATTAATAGATAAATCCAATAACTAGAGCGCAAGCCGCTCAAGCTGGAGTTTAAGCTATGTGTAAATGTCTTAGGAAAAAAGGGCAAGGAAAAGTATGAAGGTTCACGCGATCTTGACTCAAGCTAACGGAATCATAAGTATCCAACTCCAATGTTTATTTGTTGGCGACCCCACAGATACTAGTGACAAGCAAAAAATTGCTGCTTTTGGAGATCCCCAAATTAACATCGCTGGAAATTTTAATGATCCCAATAATCCATCGTTTACTTTTGCTTTTCCTTTAACAGAACAATGGGTGGGAATTACAACTCAATTATCGAGTTTTATAGTACGATTCATGGAAGCCTTGCCAGGACCTCAAAATCCAAATATCCCGGCTCCAATACAAGGACCTTTGGACTGTGTAACAAATAATCCAAGTGAGGCTTGTCAAGCATGGGCAAATATTATGATGACAGCAGGCACAGGTAGAATTGCACAGGCAATGGCAATATTACGATCACAAGTGGTAGTTCCTACAATTTCAGATACAACTGTATAGGGGAAAATGAGTGAAATCTAAACTTATTAGCCGAAGAATAAAAGCGACAGTAGCAGTTAGCAAGCAAACAATGGAAGATGCTATTCAACAAGCTAGTATTCTAAAGCAAGAATGGATGAGTAAGAATCAAAATGACCCCCGAGTGGATGAACTTCAGCGAATAGTCGAGCATTTGACAAGTGTCCTGAAGAAGGACCCACAAAGCATGAAATCAGAAGGGGCATCCACTATTGAAAACTATATGGATGATGCAGTAATGCCACAAGAGGCAAACACAATCAAGAGAGAGGTTGATATGATTTTAAATTGGCGAAAACAAGGTTCTACTAAGAAAGCAAACGCTGGTGCATTTGTTACAGACCGCGATGAAAAGGGCGAACCAAAAACACCCGAAAAAATGGAAGTACCCCGTTTAGCGGCGAAGAAGAAGAAAGAAGCTATCCCAGAACCTCCAATTGCTGACCCTATGGCCAATCCCGCTACTGATGTTTCTGACCCAGCCGCTGAACCCGTGGCAATGGACCCAGTATCTGCTCCACCCACTACCCCGCAAGATGCAGGCGGCGAAGTGAATCCAATTGATTATATTCCAACGGATGCTTTGATTAAAATTATTGGCGATATGCCAAAGGAAGAAGATTTTGCTCAAAGTAAACCTAAGCAAGATGCTTTAATCAAGTTGACGGAAATTCTTAAATCGCGTCCTATTTTACCTCCGGAACAACCCGAAGGACAGGGACAAGCACCAGTAGCTCCAGCCCCAGCCTTAGCAAATACACCAATTGCAGCCTCAAATAAGAGAGCTGATCTCGGTGACCATGCAATGGGTGGTAATGGAAATATAGGTGATGTTGGTCATGGAAGCGGATCACACTCCACGAATAAAATGGATTCTGACTCTAGTACCAATAATGGTAATCCAATCCCAGGTCAAGCGCCGATTGAGTTAGGCGGTTTGAATTTAGCAGCATCTGAAAAAGTTGCCGATGAAAGATATCAATTACACAATTTAAAAGTTGATGAATCTGGCGTAGAACCCAGCCATGCACCTGGTAGTTTACCAGACATGGATGAACAAGAACAACATATGCACCCAGAAAACCCTGAGGATGATCGTTTTTTTGATCACGGACTTCAAGAAGAAGGCATAGCCCCCACAGGTATGTTGCCTGGGGATCTCGGAGAAAACGATCCGGTGATGGAAGCTGGAGCATTTACAGATAAAGAAAGTGTATCTCCTGAAGGTTGGGGCGGTACGGTTGAACATATGAAGGATCATAAAGATATTGATAATCCTTTTGCCTTGGCTTATTACATGAAAAATAAAGGGGACTCTCCTCATTACAAAGAATCTGATGATGAAACAGATACCGTTCCACGGCGTATGGCAGCATTGGCGCATTGGAAAAAGCGTCAAGCTAGTATGTATCGAGAACTAGCAGCAAAATATGCTTCCGGTGCTGCTGGCGGTGCATGGTCTTTTGATATCGGGGAAAAAGGTAAAGTCGTTGAAGATGGTGGGCGTACACCAGAAGTTGGGGAAGCTCACAGTATGCTAGATGAAGCTCCAGCTAAACTAGAGCGTCCAGCTACAACAGCTCCTATCAAATTAGCTGCTGATATGACTGTAAGTAAGGCTGTAAAGCAGTCAGAAACTATAGGTAATGAACTTAAAAAGAAATACTTAGAAGCAAAATCTCTTACCTTGGTAAATGATTCTCGTCCAGTGCGAGAGGCAGTAGAATCAATTTTCCGCGCGGCGGCTATGTTTGAAAATGCTACTAAAACACTCAGCAAACAACAGCAAGCTGAAGAGAGTGAAGCAGAAGCAGCGATGATCAAAGAGAAAAATAAAAAATCATCTATGTTGGGCGGTTTGGAGTTAGCCGCCGCTGTGTAACCACAGTAGTATAAGAGTTCGGGGAACAAATACTGGGCATCGTGCAGCGCAGCCTTAGGGCCGTTATGTAGTTACGAAACGATGATGGAACGAAGGTAGTGTTCCCCGATTTATATAGTAAGAACATATTGATCATGTAAGACAATCATTATTAGGTAAACATCTTTCAAGGTCTCATATAGAAGCTGGGTAACTAGGAAAGCTAAAGGTTTGGGTGTAAAGGAGCTGCTATTCAAAATGGTAGACTTTTTACGGAACCAGAACCGTAAAGGAGAAATAAAATTATGGCTGAAGGTGGCTATGTATATCGTCAAGGAACTACACCTAATACTGAATCAGTAATTAGTAGTCGCTTCAAAATATTTACTGACATGGTAAATGTTGGAGCATTTATTAAATTAGGTGTTACCAGTACGTTTAGTTGGTCAGAATCTAAAACAATTGATGCTGTTCGTGGTTTGGGGTATGGAGACCAAGTAGCAGAGTTAGTGCCTGGTGTTACTCAACCCCTGCAAATCACTATGACCCGTACTTGTTTGTATTTGTTGAACTTACAGCAAGCATTAGGGTATAAATCAGGAGTAAGTGGTGCTGTACGATCCCTTAAACATCATCGCTGGCCATTTGATATCAAAACAGAAATTATTTTCTCGCAACTAGCTTCTGAAGATCCCAACCGTGGTCAGGCAATTCCAGACACATTGAATGGAAATGAAGGTGGTTTGAATAACCTTGGTAACCCTGGTTTATATGCAGTAGCAACATTATATGAAGGGTGTTGGATGGAAAGCTACAATACATCATTTACGATTGATACGGCAGCTGTAGCAGAAGATTGCACAATTATGGCTACAGATATACTGGATTGCCGTGGATCGGTTTACGGAGATTTCCTTGATGGTGGTTTGAACACTGGAGACTCTACAGGTCGCAGTTTGTTATATACAAACTAATCCCATCTGGATGAAGTTTTACCATAAGTCAGTATTAAAGAGTAGGCACAAACAGCCTGCTCTTTTTTATGCCTAAAAATTTAACTCAAGAAGAATACATTCAAAAAGCAATAACCACTCACAATCACACTTATGATTATTCCGCTTTAAAATACAAAAATGCTGTAACTGAAGTAGAAATTATTTGTCCTACCCATGGTTCTTTTTGGCAACTTCCGTATAATCATTTGAAAGGAAGTGCTTGCTCTAAGTGTGGGAATTTAAAAAAAGCCGCCCCCCATCAGACCACAGTAGAATTTATTGCCGCCTGCAATAAAATCCACAATAATTATTACACTTATCTCCCCCATTTTCAGCACATTGGTTATAATGTAAAAATAGAAATTACCTGCCCTGTACATGGAGTTTTCAAACAACGAGCCAATAATCACTTAGCTGGAAGAGGCTGTCCAAAATGCGGTAGAAATAAAGCTCGAACTATTTTACTAAAAGACTACCCTATTATCCCAACACTTCAACTCACATCCGCTATCGCCAAAAAGAAAAATAATGTGTGTTCTCTAGTACCGCAAGAACACACATTCGGCTGTCTTATTCCAGGTAAAAATGAATTTTCTCCTGTTCTAAAAGTTGAAGAAGTTATCAAAACCTTGGGAGTAGTTTTTGAATCAAATAATCGTCAAGTTATCAAACCTTTGGAGTTAGACATATGGATTCCCGACTACAAACTAGCTATAGAGTTCAACGGTAAATATTATCATTCACTAGATGGCACAGAACCTCCTCAATTCAAATTTAAGCATAGGGACAAATTTGAGCGTTGCCAAGAAGCTGGAATTTCGCTACTTCAAATTGATGAACATGAGTGGAACGACCCTGTTATTCAAGAAATCTGGAAATCCGTTATAGCATCGAAACTGGGTAAGCACCGGCGAGTCTTTGCCCGTTGTACCAAATTTTATCAAATATCTAGGGATGAAGCGGAACAATTTTTAGCGGAAAATCACCTTCAAGGAACGACCCCATCTGCTAATCAAGATTGGTGTTATGGACTAAAACTGAATAATGAGTTAGTAGGGGTAATTACTTTTGCTAAACATGAGAAGAAATTTATTAACCTAACTCGTATGGCATTTCCTCGTGGGGTTACAGTAGTAGGAGGGGCTCAAAAACTTTTCAAAAACGCATTAAAATATTTACCTACCATACCCATTGTCACTTTTTCAAACAATCGCTACAGTGGTGGAGATGTGTATAAACATTTGGAGTTTGTATCTGATAAATTGCTACCCCCCAGCTACCAATGGTATTTTCAAGGAAGAGTATGGAATAAAAGACAGTTACGCAGGAAGTATTTACCTCAGATTTTGCAGAATGAACTTGGTTTCAATCCACTGGAAACAGAGCATCAAAACATGTATAGAAATGGAGCTAGGTGTATGTATGACGCGGGATATGAGCGTTGGATTTATCCTCGATCAATCACTGTTTAAAAAAGATACCACAATGTTGCGTTTAGCGCGTCGAGGCTTGCAACGTCACACTTCTGAGCGCTGACGTGATGAAGCTTTGTCTAAAATTGATACCACAAGTTAAGCCCGATTCGGCTGTTTCCCAGCGCCAATTTTTTTGGCTCCATTTAACATTTTTTTCGTAAAATTTACTATGGAAGTTCCACAGTTTAACGATAAGCAAAGATTCACCATCGGAAGGAAAAATATTCTTAACGACACCGATACCTTTATTTTTGATATGCAAGCGATCCCCAACAGCTATTTGACGAGCTGCGGGGCGTGTCTCATACCAACTTTTGCGAATGTCGATAAGATGAGCGATCCCCTGTTGACTCCAGCCATAATCTTTCATCCATAAAGGGATTTTCTCGCCTTTGGGTGAGGCTTCTTCTTTCACTTGAAGGTAAATATCCACGTTGAAGGCGATGAGTGTTTCGAGTCTTTGCGCCACATCCTGCATGGAATAGGGAACCATGCTAGGGGGGATAATGAAGAATTTTGGGTAGGCGTATTGCGCACGCCAGCCTAAGGAGTGTCTGAGCAATTTCCCCCAAAGCGATACTTCCCCGTGGATTCCTGAACTGGCATAATTGATGCTGATCAAGTGCTCAAGATTAATTCCCGCATACATCCCACAGGTACAATCTTCATCTGGGCATTGATGGAGCGGAGCAAGGTTCACAGCTTCACAACAGGCTTCAAATGCAACTCCAGGTGTCCACGCGGCGTTATTAAGAGACTTTACACCATCGGCATCCCATTGCCAAGCCCGATATGCCGTAAAGGGCATAATGTAATCAGGCACCTGCTCAACTTTGGGATGCACCAGTTTGAGTCTGCGTTTCATTTAGGCAGGAACCTCAATTGGTTCCGGTTCAGGCACATACAAAGGGTTTGGCTGTTCAATTTCACGCCCGGGCATAGCACAGGGCAATTCCAACGGCTCGACAAACAAGGTTTCCTGCGGTACTCCGATATAGCACATAAATTGTTCCTCCCTACTATAATACACTAAAAACACCAAAACACCAATTTGGAATTTATGGGTGCTACCTCCTCCCGGTTCGGTAACACCCATATTTCCCCGTACTTTCAACTGGAGCACTCCCCAATGAAAAACCTTTACAGTTTCCCATTGACTACTACATCATGAAGTGCTTCAGTCGAAAACCTTTTAGAACGCCATATCAATCAGGCGTCCCGCAGCCTCATCCATCTTCAACCGAGTATCAGCAAACGGCTGATCCTGAGAGAGACGAGTCAAACCCTGTGCCATACCCCAAATGGAGTTCGGCTTGCCGTCAGTGCTTTCGTTAGCAATCGCCAGCGTCTGGGCGGCTTCTAACTGCTTGCGGGATACCGGCGCACCAGCCTTCTTCAAATTAGCAAAGATGGTGTCGATTACCTGCTCTTGATCCGCAGCAATGATGGTAGATTTGGCGGTGCGAATCTTGGCTTCGATATCGCTCACCGATTCATTGGCATAGCGGTTGAGTTCGATATGCAGCCGGTCAAGCATAACATTCATGCGGTCCTTCACCTTGCCAACATGTCGCAAGGCGATTTCGCTAACATCCTTTGCCCCCCACACGATATGATTCGAACATATGAACCTGTATAGGAAAGTGGTGATGCGCAGTTTTGAGGCCCCCACTTCAGAATTTTCAACGAAGAATCCGCGTCCCAAACCTTCGGGATTTCCCGGTTCGTTGATGCGATTGTTGTTGTTCACGAGAAATACGAACATATCGTGATCGGAGACATAGATGGTTTTTTCCCGCGTCCGACCTGTAGCAGCCGCACTCATGCCGCTATGCTCGAAAGCAACCGGGGTGTTCCATCCGTACTGCGGATAATCCAGCATCCGACGTAGAAGGTCATGGTTCCAAATGCGGGTGTATTTTTCCGAAGTCAACGCCCGTACCACCAAGCCCCCATTAGCGTGAACCAAAAGATTCACGCGCTCATCGGGGTCGATATAGCGGGTTTTCAGACCATGGTTAATATTTTGGACGGCGAGAGTAGCGGGTAGTTTACGAAGATAGGAAGCCGGAGCTTCGACACGGGCGGCGAGTTGACCGAAAGCCCAATTGGTCAAAGTAGCGGGTTCGTTGCCCTTACCTACGAGTTGAACTTCACTATTGTATGCTTCTACGCGCAGAGTGGCGGGATCGACATTAGCTTTTTCCCGGCTGGAATTGGCGTAGGCTAGAGATTGTTCGTAGGCAGTTTGAATATCGTTGAATTTTTCGTCGTCTGGGCGGGTGCTCCACTGCTGACTAGCTTTGAAAAGTTCCATATTGTCCTCATTTTTAACGTCCCCAACCGTGCTGGACTAAAGCGACTGTGGAGACGATTTGCTTACATACCCAGTATACACCGGAAACGCCGAAAATGTCTATTTTTTTAATCGTTGTGTTTTCATGCTTTTGGCTTCTTTATTAGGATGAAATCCCCATTGTTCAAAAAACAAGCTCTGGATGCTCTGCTGGAAGTTATCAATGACCCAGAGTACGCCACGCATCAACATCATAGCGACCCGGATTTTACCACTCAGACGGGCAAAGATTACGCCGGACGCGGTTCCACAGAAGTAGAAAATGGAGTGAGTGTAACGATTCCACCAGAGGCAATCACCGCAGCAATTGAACCCGACCAAATCGATACCGATCCCGATGTAGAATTTCATCGCCAATATGATTTCATGCAAATGTTGAAAAAAACCTTCCGAGGCTGGACGGGTGGAAATCCTTTTTATCATTTTCAAATGCCAATGAATTCTGTTCGTTTATATTCTGATGGTTGGAAAATTCAGCGATTCGATAAAGATACTGGGGTTGAAGGCAAGACCTTAGAAGAATTGAAAGCATATTTGTCAAAAGCAGATTGGGTTCGAAATCTTAAACCCGCGGCTCCTCCTTATCTAGAAAGAACTATTGAGGGGCAAATACCCAATAAAAAATTGACAGCTGCTACCGTGAGTTTTATAGGACCCCACAGCGATATTGCTCCTACGAAGACACACAACAAAAATTACATCTGGGTATACCACCCTAGCTACGGGTTTTATTTCGCTGAGGGTATGACAGCTGATCACATAAAATTGTTTAAAGGGGTTCACGCGTCCACAAGTTTTCCAGGGGCTAAAATTCCCAATAATTTATACGATGATTGTAATCGAGGGTATGCTTGGGTAAAGAAATCCACGAAATACATATCTTTAGACACTTCTACCGCTATTGAACCAGAATGGGATTTTATCCCGCAAGCTGTAGTGAAGGGATTTAAGAAATATTTTCCTGGTTATACTTTTGATGAGGATTTTTCAAAGCTAACTTCAAAGAAAGCGGCAACCACCGTTCGTTTTATCGGTCCGCATTCTGATGTACCTATCGCTGAAAGCAGGGCTAGATATTACTGCTGGTTATACCACCCAGATTACGGATTTTACTATGGAGAGGGTACTGAAAGTGATCATTGGAGATTTATAAAGGGGGAATATGAGGGGGCGATGATCCCCAGAATATCATATGATAAGTCAATTCGTGGGTACGCTGAAGTCAATAGAATTAAAAAAACCGTAAAGTTGGAGATTAGTATTGCTTCGTCTCAGTGGGAAAATACAGTCCCACCTATCGCCGTTAAAGTATTTAAAAAAAATCTTCCTGGGTTTGAAGTTAGCGTAAAAAAATCCTTACTAGGTAGCATGGATTCTCCAATAAATGAAGAAGTGCAGGAACATACCTTTTTTAAGGAAAGCGATCCTTTAAAGCCCCAAGGGTATAATTTTTTTAAGGAAAGTGACCCTGAGTTTGAAATGACGGCCGCTGGAGTTCACCGAACAGAAGAAGACCTTAACCAGGTATTAGAAAAATTTGGGTACACTTATAGTGGTAAATATGAAAATGGTTTGCACCGCTGGAGCCGAGGAAAAAATGAATATATTATATTTAGCCCACCAAAAAATTCTATTACTCATTTTTTAAACTCTGAGGCTGACTTAGTGTGTAGCGCCAATGATTTGGAAGATAAGATAGCTCTTTATCATAATTTTGAACGACCTACTCCTCAATCAATTCCTATAACAGCGTCTAAATCCTGTGTTGCGTGTGAATGTGGTGGTTGTATTGAGCATGAAGATATACCGCAGTGTAATGGTTGTGATCGAGCCAAAAAAGATTGTATATGTGAGGACTGTACCTGCCCAGAAAACCCACGAGCTGTTACAGCTGATGGAAGTATAGCTTCCAAATCCGCGGCCAAAAGTAAGCAAGAAAGATACATGTTAGATACTTTCTATCCGGGGCGTAGAGTTAAATACTGCGGAAGTGCGAAATGTTATGATGAGTTGATAAGGGGCTTGCCGCTTATAGGTATAGTGGTGGAAAATGGCTACTTTGATAGAAAGCTCAGGGAATGGCGTGTCCCAGTGACATGGAACGGATACGAAGAGTCCCAGCGTAAGCTTCGTCGCATCGCCCCATTTATGAGTAATTTAATACCTTTGAACGACCAAGGAGAATTATTCTCGGATGATAAAACAGCCGCTATGGGTAAAGCTGAGAAACATTTTTTAAGTTTTAAACCTGGGGATAGGGTTGTATTTTATAAACCCTATATGGGTAAGCATGAGGGAACAGTAGTAGATAACGGCGACCATTGGTATTATAATTCAAAATTTAAAAATGGAGTTGTTCCAGTTCTTTGGGATTATCAAACTGATAAAGGGATTGTAGCTGTACCAACTTCTGATAAGTTAATTCATTTGAATGACCAAGGAGAATTATTTGCTTCAGAAAAAACATCAGCGATAGGCAAGGATGAAAAATATATCAGAGATAACTTCAAAGTAGGGGGTAGAGTTCGATATCACAAATCAAAATCAGAGGGTACAATTGAATCCATAGGACCATACAACCCAAGAAACAGATCAGCTGTAATTGGAATTAGATGGGATGGTGGTAATAGGATATCCTATGTCCGGGCCGCGGATTTGATTCCTCTGAATGCCCAAGGAGAATTATTTTCCCAAGAGAAAACGGCGTCCAGTCCACTAGAAGCCGAAGCCTTTATTGAATGGGGCGGGGTATACGATCATCGACATTTGGAGTTGGACGAGTATAAAGGTACTTGGGAATGGACAGATTATGACGCTTCTGATGCTTTAAATGTCGGTAGGCAGGTAGGTGAATGCAAATCTTTAGAAGAAGCCAAAGAAAAGCTGGAACGAGTGGTTTTCAATATTGGAGAACCTCGTACATACATCCATTATAGCGATGATGAGCATATCAAGAAACAGGATTATTTGGCACCAGAAGAAAAAGGATTTCTCCGTGATACGGGAGTAGGTACTGATATTAAGCCCGATTTCTCTAAAGATTATTCTCCTTATACTCGGGATAAAGATTTCCTGAATTCAATGGGCATCAAAGCCAGAAAGAAAGCTCAAGAAATTTTATCCCCGCAGAGTATGAAAAACTCCCCCATTCATCAATATATGCGTTCTTTAGGTCAATGGTATCATGTTTCCGGTAGTTTATATAGAAATGTTAAACACCCAGAAATGGTGCTTTCTGTATTTGATGACGGTTGGACAATTAGACAGTGGGGAGAAAATATAGATAGCGGGGAAGACATCAATACATTGAAAACTTATTTGGCAAGCCACGACTTGGATACAGATACTTCAATGAAACCATCACCCAATCGCCATGTTGATGTTTCACTGGGTCCGAACACAATTGAAGGGGAGATAGTTCCTGAAAGAAAAAGATTAAACGCAGCAGCCAATAAAAAATTATTCCATGTAACCCATACCGATAAGGTTCCGTCCATACATGAGAAGGGAATCATACCCTTACAAACATCCAACTGGGTTAAAGAAGAAGCAAAAGAGCGTTATGGTAATGGGGAGATATTTGCTTTCTCTGACCCTTCAGATGCTGTGCGTTGGGCAGGTAAGATGGATTGGGATTTCAATCAATCCATGGGCACAGGTAAGATTAGTATCGTCGCCTTTACCACAGGGGGGGAGAAGTGGAAAACAGATACCGCGGATCCTTTGAGTCAAGCTTCATCCAAAGGTAAGTGGTTAAAAGCTACAGGCTGGGTCAAGCCCGACCAAATCACATCTGTTACCGCCGTGACCCCGGAAATAATAAAGAGCGTAATAGGAGGTCAGATTCCTAAGTTTGCTGAGAAAGTGTCAGAAATTAAAACTAGTAAAACAGCTCAAGCACAAAAAACTTCTACCGCGTTGGAGGTTACTCTTTTGTTTAAACGCTGGAGAGTAAAGTCCAGTAAATTGTGGAATGATGACGTGCTGGGAAGGGAAAAAAATACCCAACAGCTGGCTGTAAAATTGATTCCTTATATTAAAAAATATTCCGGTATGTTACGCGATATAGTTCATTCAAATTTAGTCTTGTTTAACGGCGTCCCAATGTTTGATAAAACTTTACAAGCTCTTGAGACTGTACAGGGTCGTTTGGATTGGTTAGAAACGGTCAAAAAAATAGTCAAAATGGACATTGTATGGGCTGTGCGTTCCGCTGCTGCTCATTTAGATTCGGCTTTTAATTCAGCCTTGTACGCTTATAAAGATGCAGATGATTTTTTATCCAAAAATTCATCCACTAAATCTTACGGTATAGGTACTCCCATTGGGGGCACTCCAAACGAATTTATGGCAACTGATAATCCCAATGAGGATGAAGAAGAAAATGACCAAATGAATATGACTGGGGGGTTAAGTATTACGGCTTCCTGGGATGTATTGGCTACTAATTACTTCGATATGTTTCAACAGGTTCTTGCTTTACCTGAGTCCAGAGGATTGGAATCTATCATTAAAAAAGAAATTTCTTGGGCAAAGCAAACCCTGAAGAAAGCTGATCGTATTGTATGGTATTTGCGCTGGTATCGGCTACATTTGGAGTCCAGGTTAGCGGGAGGTAGCCTGCGGAGTGCGGCGGCAAAAGCTATTTTCAAGAATGATTTGGGTATGTATAGCAGAAAAAATCCAATCACTAAAGAGGATATACCCACTAGCATCACTAGCATGACGGACCTGCAAAACAATTTAAGCCATTTCCTGGGACTGCAAGATCACGCTATTCAGAATAAAGTCTGGTATTTTGAAACTCCGAAACAGTTAGTTGATGATTTTAAGAAGCTGGAAAATGATATTAGGGAACGAGTGGAATCTGAAAGACGAACTATTTCAGAAGAAGACAATGATCCTGAAGATGAAATTTTTATTGGATTTCCTGACGGTTGGGCTTGGTGGTTATTAGATAGGGCGTACTGCTCGGAAGAAGCTAAAGCTATGGGTCACTGCGGTAACTCTCCTCGTAAGAATACCGGGGATAGAATTTTAAGTTTAAGACAACCGGTAATGAAAGGGGGCAATCAATACTGGTCACCTCACTGCACCTTTATTCTCCGCGCGGGTAAATTCTTGGGGGAAATGAAAGGACGTAACAATGATAAACCTGTGGTCAGATATCATCCTTACATTATAGCTTTGCTAAAAGACCCTCGTATCTTCGGCATTATGGGCGGCGGATATTTGCCAAAGCATAATTTTCATTGGGACGATTTATCGTTTAAAGAACAAGATGAAATTAAACAAGCAAACCCAAATTTTGGAAATCCAGATAAAGTCTGGGAAGCTGTAGGCAAAGGGGACAAAGCTGTAGCTACGATTGCTACAGCCTTAGGATTGGCCGAAGATGATGGGGATCCGTCATCATTTAATAGGGATTTGGACGCTTTCATTGTCAACAGCTGGGTTGATGTAGGGCAGATGCTCAATGCAATCGGAGATCAAGAATCGAGAAATGCTTACGATCTTTTACAATCCACTACAGATAATCCTAACGCTTTTGATGACAACACGGCACCAGAAGAGCGAATCAATATTTTAATTGATAATGGTTTGAGTCCCCGTGCATTAAAAATAATGGCAGAAAAAATTAAAGCGGAAAACCCTAATGAGCTGAATCGTTTCATCGAAATCCAAAAACGACTCAACCCAAATTTTGAATTTAATTTATTAGATGATTCCGTACTTAGGGATATGTTGGATTATGATCGTCGAATAGGGGGAGTCATTTGGCCATTGGTGGACATGGCTTTTAACATGGCTGGAGATAAAGTGCTCAATGAACGCCGTATAAGTGACCTAGAATACGCCATTACAGATCCTTACGAACAAGATAATGATCAAGCGAACACTGTTTTACGTTACGGAGAAAATGCGGGTCAGAATTTTTCTTGGGATGCCAGTCCTGTTTATGAACTTATTTCCTATGATGAAGCTGTGAAATTGGTTTCAGATCCAGACAGAGAAAATAAAGATTTATCCAACGGGCAGATAAAAATTTGGATGGGTGGTGATTATAATGATGGTTTTAGTGATGATGAGTTTAGTGAGTTCTATGGTAACGCCACCGGAGCCTTGGAAAGATTACTCATAAAAGGGTCACCACAAGAAAAGGATCCAAATCAAACGCAAATTACATTCAAGGAGCGAACTCCCAGGTCAGAAAAAACAGATTTGAAGAAATATCAAAGAACCACGGGTAGTAGGAAAAAATCCTTTGTAGACATTCATGAAACTCCTACTATGTTGCCGCCCCGCGATGATATGAGACGGCACTTAGACACTGATGAGCAAGATGAAGCGATGCACGGAGTGCGGGATGGAATTATTGATGAACCCAAATTACCTAAGCCGAAGCAGATTGATCCCCGTATTAAAGGTGCTGCTTTACCGAAGGTATATCGATTCTCTAGCGCTGGAAAAACTCCTCGTTCCAAAGAAGAAATAATCAATGAAATTGATTATTTGTACAGCATCGCAGATCATCCAGAAATACCCCGAGAAGAATCTCAGCGTCTACTGGGAGAAATCAAAAAACTGAATCAAGAATTTGAAGCCAATGGTTACACGCATGACCATGTCAGAGATCGACCTCTTACTCCGGAGTTTTTAGATATGGTTGATGATGTCAAGGGTAATGTAACCCATGAAAAAACGATAAATCCCCATGACAAAAAATGGCTCAATTCTTTTGGGGTAGAAGGCAGTAAACAAGCCGCTTTTAATCGCAAAGAAGCTCATTGGATTAGAAAATCTTCTGGTTCTAAAATTGAGGAAACTCTTAAAAAAGCGGTTAAAATCTTAGGGGAAAATGGAATCCCAACATTAGTAGCGGGGGGTTATGCGGTACAAGAATACGGATATCCTCGTTATACTAAAGATATAGATATTATTGTACCTGATAGAATTCAATCCATACAACTACTTATTGGAAACGGATTTCATAAAGCCAATACTCCAAACACAGTTATAGATAATGAAACAAATGAAGAAGTTGATTTATTACTGGCTGGGGATCGTATGAATATAGGTCCTGTTCCTTTTCCCGTCCCGTCAGAAATAACGCTTGTACCGAAATTAATTACATTAGAAGAATTGATTGATTTAAAATTGGGTAGTTACGCTTCTAATCCATGGGGCAGAACCAAAGATTTGGCCGATGTAACAGAATTAATTCAGCGTAATAGTATACCCAAAGAATTTATGGCAAAAGGGTTGATGAATAAAGCATGGAATAATTTATGGGATATGATGCACCAAACTCCAGATAATCCTATAGAGCCAAAAGAATCTTGTTTTAAAGTTTTGTCTTCTGTCGTAGAAATAGAAAATAAAATAGCAGATGACGAAGATCAATTAGACTCAGAAGGCGAATACTTCCTTGAACAAGTAAGTGATGCTAAAGAAGAAGCCAAGCGCCATTTTATGGAAGAAGATTATATTCAGCAACAAGCAGCCGAGGATGGCCGAACCATGGAGGAAATGTGGGCTGAGATAGGGGAAGAGTTTACCGCTAATTTCTACGATTATCCCTATAATCCGCCAAAAGAGAAACAAAAACCCATAGCCACACCTGAATTTTCTACTGGAGATAAAGAACATCTACACGGCATGGGAGTGCTAGGAAGTGGATGTCCTTTATGTAAGAGCGCTAACTTGAAGAAAGTTGCGGGCATGGATTTGACTGAATGTACAGATTGTAAAGGTGTTTATTCAATACCCACATCATAAGTAAGGACTCAGCATTGGTATAAATATGTCAATTATTTAAAGATGCTTGTGCTATTTTTTTAAGCCTCTGTTAAATACTTGAGCCAATTGTGTGGACAAAACAAAATAGGATGCCTTTTAAAAAATTTGCAAATGCGGCTGTTACAGAGCCCGTTCTAAAACCCGGTGATTGGGAAAAAATGTACGGCAGCCGAGCATTTCGTGGATGCCACATTGACGGGGATCATCCGTTCTGCAAAACCGCGTCCGCGCAAAAAATTGCAAAGTCCTCAAATTACTTGCTTAGCCATTGCACGATCATGGCATCAGTGATGACTGAAGAAGAACCATTCGACTATTTCATCAAGCCCGAGACAAGTCATTTGGTGAATAATAACGATGACGCGTGGACGAACGAAGTACTGAAACTTTCTGCACCATCTTTCGTAGGCGCGTTCAACTTCGTTGAGCATTTCCAGAATTCGAAATATGCAAAAGGGCATATCCTCAGTCAAGTCTTGCGTAAGATCAATATCGCGGGCGGCATCTGGGTTTATTTCTGTGACATCCTCGTAGCGACTGATGTCACTCACGAGAAGCTGGTGAGCGACATTCGAGACGGCAACGTGCGTTATCTCTCCATGGGATGTGTTACAGACTTAGTTATTTGTTCTTACTGCGGTGCGCATGTAACTGATGCTAGTACCTACTGTTCCCATTTACAATATCAAAAAGGGACCTTTCTGGCCGACGATAACGGGATCCCTCGTAGAATAGCGGAACTTTGCGGGCATAAAACGATGCCTAATGGCGGAGTAAAATTTGTAGAAGCCAGTTGGGTAGCAACTCCAGCTTTTCCTGGCGCGGTGAAACGAAATATAGTCGCTGAATCGTGGGAAGGACCAAAAACCCCATATACACAGACTGCGGCTAAGACAGCTGCGTTTGCAAAAGCAGCTTCTGACCGGTCGGACATCTGTGAATTTTTGCTTGAAAATGACATCAAAGGGGGGTTACGGCGCTAGAAACCCAACTACGAAATTCTCTATAGAACAAGGAATTTACCAACTATGGCAAACCTAAAAACAGTACAAGCAGCACTAGAACGAAAACAAGCAGATCTGGATATGATGGATGATCAGCTTTTGGAAATGGATTCCAACCTTCCTCCGGATATGTCTTCATCGCCTGAATTTGACCTACTCGCAGAGAAACGCGAAGAACTTGAAGAAGAAATTCATAATATGCGCGAGGGCGTGCAGCTTATAGGTGAATGGGAAAAGTTTAAAGGTGGTCCCTGGTCTGAGGATATAAAACAACTTTTAAGTGAAATTGATATTGAAATTACTGATATTGCCGGAGGAGAAGTAGCCCCTGGTTCTGCATTACCTGGCATGGAAGGTGATTTAGGCGGCGGTGCAGATATGGGTATGATGCCCCCACCAAGTCCTGTAGCGCCTGAATCTGCCCCTCCTGTATCAGAACCCGTACACCCGGCAGCACCAACTACACCCCCTGAAGCAGGAGCCCCCCCATTGGAACCCCCTATGGCGGCTTCTAAAAACTCAACTAGTAAGAAAATTAACTATCAATCTCTTGAAGAGAGGGGCAATTTTGCCCATTTGAACTCAAAAAAGGAAGGCAATTATATGGCAACTCCGACTCAAGCCACAGCTTCAGTAAATCAAAAGCTGGCAGATACAAAAATTAGACGCGAGGCGATTAGGAAAGAAGCACAACAGCGTGTTGCCGCAGCGTGGACAATCGCAAAAACTATGCTCCCAACCGCGCCCGCAGAAGTGCAAAAGAGCGCAGCTGCTACCCTACTTCAAAATACTACTCCGGTATTGAATGCGATGCTTCGTCAAACCGCAAAGAATTCTCATTATACCAAGCAAGCCGAAGAAGTTCACAAGAAAGAAATGAATGATCTTCTCCCACCATCATCCGAACTAACTTCAGAACAACGAGCTGTAGCTGCCGAACTCAAGGGTGAACCCAAGAATGCCGGTGGTCGCCGTATAACTGATAAAGTTGCTGATGATCGTAAAGAATCTGGTCCTCAACCCGAAACTTATAATGATGGTAGAGGCTGCGGCGGCGGTAAGCATACTGAGCCTAAGGAAATGGACGCTGGTTCAACTTCATCTCAAACCGAACCTCAGAATCGTCCAGATAATACTATTAACAAATCTGATGGCGACAAGAAAGCGTCTAAGACTGCTAAGTGCGATTGCGAAGAAGGCAAATGCAAATGCGGAGCTACTGAAAAAGCAGCAGCCAAGTGCGAAAAATGTAAAGGACCTTGTAAGTGTGACAACAAGAAGGAAGCCGCTCACAAACCAGATTGCAGTTGTAACTTCTGCAAAAACACAGGAAAGTCTAAAGACAAGAAAGATAAGAAAGAAGCAACCACTAAAAAAGCTGCCCCACCTGTTATGGATGCCCCACCAACCGATGATGTACCTCCCATGGACGGTGAAGCTCCAGTAGAAGAAGCTCCAATGGATGTACCACCAGAAGATGAAGCAATGGAAGAAGCACCAATGGATATGCCGCCAACCGAAGAGGGCGCGGATACCCCAGGTGAAGTTCTTTCTGATGAAAAGAAAATGGTCGTTGAAGAGAAAATTGAAGAAGCTCAAGAAGCGATCCAAGCTTTGGAACAGGAAATCCTGTCTGAAGGCGATGAAGAACTTGATTTGTCAAAAATGAATGAAGGACCCGAGGAAGTTGGACCTGAAGGTGAAGAACTCGATATGTCCGGAATCTTCAATGAAGATGGAAGCGCTACAGAAGAAATGGAAGAAAAAGTTAGCGCCCTGGCAAATGAGGATGATGAACATACCGCTGGTAATGGGGAAGAGTATTTTGCCCCCAGCGCTGCGGAAACCATGGAAGCTAGTTTGGATGAACCTCAAATGGCATCAATGGATGATTTCTTCTCTTTGCGCGGTAGTGATAGTGACCCATTGGCTCATCTTATTGCCGGTGAAATTCGTACCGCAGCTGATGTTGCTGGTATGACTGTAATTCCAACATCTACAGGCGAACTCGCCAATAAGATGGAAACAGATACCGCAAAGGGTGAGAGTAGAGATAATGAATCCGATCACGAAGGCGATCTATTCGCTGAGGCAATTGAAGATCAGAAGCCCGAAGATGGCGGATTTAAACGTGTAAAACAAGACGAAACTAACGAACTCAAACTACCTACTAAATCAAAAGAAAGTTCAGCCAAAACACCAGTTATCAAAAAACTAAAAGCTGTTACAGCCTCTGCACCTAAACCAATGAATATCGCTTCCGCTTTATTTGGGGACGATGACTTTTAACTTATTTTTACTTCTAACAATGAGCCCCGGGAAACCGGGGCTTTTGTTTTGCTCCATTATTTTCGATTTAGATGCCAGCGCCATACAGTTTGAAAAGGGAGTTCATGTAAGTTAGCAAACTCCTGTATAGTACCTGACCATTTAAGAAATTCTTCTCGCCTATCTCTATAGTTAATACAACTTCGTCTATGCCCACCAAAAACACCAGGCTTTACTTGTTTAAATTCCCTCTCACAATTAGGGCATGTGTAATCTTTTAAAGTGTTAGTTTCGTTTTTTATAGTACCTAATTTGAAATCTACATTTTTTGCTTTGTTGTGAGCACGGGCACATAACCTGCAAAAATTAGCCCTTCCTAACCTGGCTTTACGTTCTTTATTAAACTCGTTAAGAGGCTTATTGGTTAAACATTTACCACATCGTTTGATTTGTTCATCTGTAAAGATAACATTGGGACGATCCGGTATTTTTTTAGCAGCATGATTTATACAAAAACGTCTATGCCCACCAAAAACCCCTTTAGTAACTTGTATAAATTCTTTCCCGCAAATATCACATTGGAAATTTTGTAGCTTAATATTTTCTTTTTCATTATATTCAGTAACTATTTTTGACTGTAATATTCTTCCGCGCTCATATACTTCAGCATAACTAGGTAATTCTTCTTCAGAGACTTGATACACAGTTTTATTATTGGCCATGTAATAAAATGTAAGTTGAAATTTATAAATTTGAGGAGCACATACCGCTAGCCAATAATGTGCTTTAAAATGGTCTTGATATGAAAGAAAAATCAAATTATCTGGATATTTAGTATCTTCTGGAAAAGCACTTCTTGGTAAAATGTGATGTAATTCGGACCCATTTTTATCCCTCGTAGGGCAACTATCAATAAAATTACAATAAAGTGAAAAATCAGCTTTAGATTCAAAAGTAGCTAATTTATCACGAATCCAATTTGGTAAGGACATTATTACTATAAATACTAACAAAATGATAAAAAAGATAGTTAGTTTGAAAACCAATTATTAATCGCATGAATGTAGCCGTTTTAATTCTATAGTCTTACTCCTTTCCAAAAGGACTAGATTGGTTTTAAAACAATTCTTAAGCTACACGGAGAAACTAAAAAATATGAGCCTCAATTGGGGCCGCTTTAAGGAAACTTAAAGTTTGTAAACCTTCTCTTATTGACTTGAACGCTGAAACGCCAACAAGGGGCAAGCTAGAAATAGCAGCCTGAGAGACTAAGCGAGAAGGCATCCAAATGGATGGTGCGATAGTCCGAGCATTACGGGAATAGTAACCGTAAGAGATAAGCAGAAATGCCTTATCTCAACTACTTATAGTAATGTTACATCCAGTACCATTACTGTTATAAGTAGTTGATAACAAACCTGTAAATTAACATATTACGGTCAAAACGATTCGGTCAACTGTACGCCCGCCGTTTCCCTAACTGGTGATCCGGGAAGTGACCAACAGACTCTTACTTCTGCTGGGTACCTTGGTGGTGTAATTGTAGCGCTGATTGACAGTGCTGCTACTCTTACCTATCCCATTGCTTACCAGTCAGCTTACGAGCCTGCGTTTGGTTCTATTGGAAACATTGTACCTTGTGATACAGGTGCAGGTTCTTATGGAGCTAACGAAGGAAATGTCCCGTTCGCAACGCTGCTCAACGGTCCCGGCGAATTCGCTGGTGCAATTGGGCCGTCTGGTTCTAAAAAAGCTCCTGTTGTCCGCGCACTTTGGCAGGGCAATGTGGACTATCAGGGCTATGACGCTAATGGAACTTTTAAAATCGGACAATACCTATACTGTGGTACCTCTGTAACTTATGCGAATGTCGGGAAATACACCGATCAAACACATCAGGCTAAAGCAGCAGGTGTTGGAGTTGTAGGAATTTGCACGCATGTGCCGTCTACCATTGAGCCTTGGCTTGGTGTAGCGAGCCTAATCTAAGGAGAGGAAAATAAAATATGGCAAACCTTTCACGTACTCAGCAACAGACCGCAATGCTTGGGCAACTGCTCAAGACAGCCGGTGGCAGACAAAAACTAGCGGCGTCGTTGGGACCTTCCCTTCGTCGTCGTAGAGATTATATGTCCATCGCTCGTAAAGCATTGATGGTCGAAACTCTACCGGACGGCGCACTGCCGATCTACGATAAAGAATTTGACACCGCAGCTATGACGGTTGGTTCAACACCTGGTTCGTCCTTTGTTGAAGCATTCGTTGTGGGTGAAGAAGGCGGAGATATTGTCCGCGTTACTAAACCAAAGCGTGTCACGGTTCCCACATTTGAAATTGTGTCGAACCCAATGATTCCTATTACCCAAATCAAGGAACGCAGATTCGATCTCGTCGCTCGTTCACTCAACTTGGCGAAAGCTGAAGTTGGTGCGCAAGAAGACTCGTACGTTTTTTCGCTCTTCGATGCAGTCGCTAACGCTGCGGCAACGCATGCTGCTAACGACCCGGTTTATAACCCGGACATTCAGATCAACGCTCCTATTGACCTCAACTCAATGGCAGACGGCTTTGGTCAAGTGCAGCGTCATGATTTGTCTGTAGCTTTCTGCTTCTTCAATCCGCGTGATTATACGGATTTGTTGAAGTGGACTCAACAAAACATCGACCGTGAAACTCAGCGTAAGCTTTTAAAGACTGGGGTCATGGGATATTTGTGGGGTGCAACTCTTCTCCAATCTCGTAAAGTAGGTTATGGCTGCATTTACATTTTGGCCGATGCTGAATTCCTCGGAGTCATTCCCGAAAGAATTCCGCTAACGGTCATGAGTGCAGATAGACCTGACTTACGTCAAATCGGGTTCTCTATTTTTGAGAATCTTGGCTTCCTCATTTTTAATCCGAGCGGAGTCCAGAGACTTACTGTTAACGGTCGCTTCGTTGCAACCGCCAACACAGGCGAGAACTAAACTACTTATTTTCAACTGCTTATCTTTAAACGGCTGGCCCACAAGGTCAGCCGTTTTCTTTTGCTCAGTAAATGGTTTTTTAATTTTTACATTTTCAATTATTGATATTTTCTAAATACATGGTATTATAGTCTTGGAGGGCGATATGGATATCAAAACTATTCTGGCGAAACTAGATCACAACCCGTTTTGGCTGGATCGCTACATCAGCTTCTTGGAAGAGACCCCACAACCAACAGGGCTGTTCGACAGGCACCATATCCTGCCGCAAGCTGTGTTTCCGGACTACAAATCTTTCCAAACCCACTCATGGAACAGGATTGACCTCCGACCCGCCGACCATCTGCTGGCGCACTACTACCTCTACAGGGCTCTTCCGGGTGTCTCCGCTGCGCGTGCCGCGTTCATTCTCATGGTTGGCTTGCGCTACGTGGAACTCGTGGAACAGAATTTCGACGAGGCGCTGGTTAAGGATGTAGCCAAAGCTTACGAGGAAGCCCGCGCCCAAGGCGTGGAGTCAACTATCAAAGGCTGGGTCAGAATCTACCGCACCGAGAAAGAATGTTCGGTGTGCCCGCCAGACCAAGTCGAATCATACGTCGCCCTCGGCTGGACGACGGGTGTCCCTAAGCGTGTATGGGTGATGCGTGGCGTGGAACAGCACCGTATCCTACTTAGCGAGATGGCGGTTTATCTACAGAGCGGATACGTTCTTGGTAAGAACTTACAAACCGACGAAACCAAAACGGCTATCAGTAAAGCCATCACTGAGCGGCATGAAAAAGAACAAACCAAAGACGATGCCTATTCCTACATGCCCAGGGGCGACCAGCATCACCGTCGTATCTTAGGCTGTCCACCTGAAGTTGCAGCGAAGATCAGCAAGACCCTAAAAGGACGACCGCAGCCATCTACCCACCCTGTCGGTCAGGGAATCTCAATCGCCAAAGGCAAACACTGGCAATGGTCCGACGAATCTCGTCAAGCTCGTTCCGAATCAATGAAGGGCATTGTACCTACCAACGGTCTGACTATGCTTGGCAAGTCCCATACCAAAGAAACCAAAGATAATATGTCAGAATCGCACAAGGAATTTTATGCCAGCAACCCGGAAGGCGTAGCCGCGCTTGACGCCGCCCGTCCCCGTGGCGAGAACCATGTGTTCTTTGGCAAGGAACGGGACGCCGCCACCCGCGACAAGATATCAAAATCCCTTGAGGGAAAAACGCAATCGGAAGCGACGAGACTCAAGCGCTCCGAAAGTCTGAAAGCATTCCACACCAAGAAAACATCAGAAATACAGGTTCAAAGACTTACTGTTAACACTGGAGAGAACTAAACTACTTATTTTCAACTGCTTATCTTTAAAGGCGAACCTAAAAAGTTCGCCTTTCTTTTTACCCTAAAATTTTACTAACAAATTTTTGAGTATTGTCTATATAGACTTATTATGCTAGTTACTCAAAAATTTCCGTTGTCTCGTACAAAAATAGCCGTGCTATGCCAATGCGGCAGGAAATCCAACATACTTTATGGAAATTTAGCTAAAACTAAAACCTGCGGAAAATGCTCTTACAAACCTATAAATTACTGGTTAGACCAATCCTTTGGTCATTTGAAACTTGATACCAGGCAAAACTTACCTGTTGAATTGCCTAAAAATTCTCACAACAAATTTTGTTTTGTATGCACTTGTTCTCGATCGATATACATGAAATTTCAAGCGGTAAGTAGTGGAAACACTAAAAGCTGTGGGAAATGTACTTATCAATCTCAAAGCACATGGATCAATCAAAAATTTGGTAAGTTAAAGTTGATACAAGAGGAGAATTTGCCTACTGAGTGGGGGGCTAGCTCCAATAAAAAATTTAAATTTTTATGTGATTGCGGCAATACACATATGGCAATTTTTCAAAATGTAACAAAAGGGGATACTAAGAGTTGTGGTAGATGTAACCAAAAAAACAAAAAATACTGGTATAGGAAACGCTGGGGTAAATTAAAACTACATGATTTTAATTTTCCAGAAACGCTACATCCTTTTTCATCAAAAAAATTTTCATTTTTGTGTATGTGTGGGAAAGTTAAAAAAATACAATTTGGTCATGTCACACAAGGATATCAACAATCCTGCGGGGAGTGTAATTATTTTTCTACAGGTTACTGGGGAACCCTCAAATGGGGTAATCTTTCTTTAATACAAGGACAAAAAGGAGAATATCCTCCTATGTCTAACAAAAAACTTCAATTTATTTGTGCTTGTGGTAATAAAATATCAGCAAGATTAGCCGATGTAAATGATGGTAGTACTCGTTCATGTGGGTGCCAGCAAATAGGACAAAGTGAGTTTTCAAAAGAATCAGAGGTAAGAAACTTTGTAACTTTATTATCTCCTGATACCTTACCTGCTTGTTACCCATTACTCAATAGTCGCAGGTCATATGATGTATATGTCCCAGCAAAAAAGTTAGCTATTGAATATCATGGTCTTATTTGGCATAGTGAAAAGTATAAGAACCCCAATAAAAATGACTGGGAGAAATACCTATTAGCTAAATCCCGTAAGGATCGTTTGATTCAAATATATTCAGATGAATGGGAAACTAAACAAAGTATCATCAAAGCTCAAATACAGGAAATTTTATCTCCTACCCGTAAAAAAAGAATTAAACCTACTTATGAGATATTTGATAAAATCCCATCCGATGCTCGTGCTTTTCTTGATCAATATCATTATCTTGGGGCTGCCTCTGGATGCTTAACAGTTACCGCCAAATATAAAGGGCAGATAGTGGGTGTTTGGGTCTTCATGAAGCGGGAAGAAGGTACTGTGTTATGGCACAGAGCTTGCTGGGATCATCAATATAAAGCTTGGAACCCGCATGAGAAAGCTCTTAACTTATCTATCCCAAAATTAAAAGCTATGGGATTCAAACGTATTATTACATTTTCTGATAATAGATTTCATACGGGAAATCTATATGAAAAGTTGGGGTTTGATTTTGAAGAAGAAATAAAACCCAACTTTTCATACACGAACGGAAGTAGGCGTGTATCCAAATATGCCATGAGAGTGAAAGCCGGAATTAATGAAAAATCTGCTGCGGAAGCCAAAGGCTGGTACAGGATTTGGGATAGTGGTAAGAGGAGGTATTCCTTCAACTTTCAAAACTGGCCAATTCCCAGTATTTAAGTAGAGGGAGATTGCATGCAAAAAAATTATCTAGTTAAGTCCCCAATCCACTTTGCCGATTTTGGATTTTTCGTTAAAGTAGGAGATATTCTGGTTCATGATATTGGAAACGCTAACCGGCTTACTGTATATCGAAATGGGGAGATTATAAAAGCTGTAAAACAGACTCAATTGGGCTTAGCAGCCCTTGTAAAGAGCGAATTTATTCAAGAAGTAGTCCAAGCCCCATCTGCACCTAAAGTCGTCCCTAAAGCCCCTAAAACATCATCAGAGCCTATCGCTAAACTCCAAGGCAGTCCCCAAGGCAGTCCCCAAGGCAGTCCCCAAGGCAGTCCCCAAGGCAGTCCCCCCGTCAAGAAACAAGGCTTTGCTGAAGAAGAATTTACCCCATCTGTCAAACGAGGAAAAGCTGTTCCCAAGGAAAGTTCTACCGATGATCCGGAATTTAGGCGTAGAATGGGCTTAGACAAAACTATATGAACAGTCTTCAATGATTCGATCCCCCCGAAAAAATCAATGGGTAAGAGCATCAAAAAAATGTCAAGGTAGGTGTTGGTACTGTGGTGCCAAACCAGAAGAACTTACCATTGATCACGCCAAGCCCCGCAGCCGCGGTGGTAAAAATACCGATGAAAATCTTGTTCCCGCGTGTGGCTATTGCAACAACCTCAAAGCCAATCTGACTTTAAGCGAATTCAGGAAATATGCCAAAATGAGAATTATCCGGAACCTGATGATTTTAGGATTTTGCTCCGGAGATATGGGAAAAATCCGCATCACATTTTTCGGTGAAGGCAATTCTAGCCCATTTGCTTGGTAACCCCCTTAGCTAACAATCTTTTGGAATATATGATGAGGGCTAATTTTGTCCATGGTCGATGCTTCCAAATACATCACAATCCCGCTCACCGCTGCCCTACGCCACATAGAGCACCGAGAAAAGCAAGCTGAGTTAAGGGATAAATTTGCTACGGGGGAAATATTCGAGGATCCAAAAACCGCAGCTATGGGTAAAGAGGAAAGAGCTTTTCGTCAAAAATTTGCTCCCGGTACTAAAGTAAAGAGGTTTATTCATATTAATGATACTTCTGGGAAAACATATGATTTTCTGGGTACGGTAAAGGAGCTTCAATATAATAATAGAGATAAAACAATGGAAGTTGGGGTTATTTGGGACTATTCTGCCTGGACGGAAAAAAAGTTTGGTCTCGACTGGTATTCGCCCAATTACCTAGTTCCTGTAGAACCTCAAGGAGAATTATTTGATAAATCAGCCGCTATAGGTAAAGAGGAAAGAGCTTTGCGGGAGACTTTTGCCGTGGGTACAAGAGTGTGTTGGGTTTACGACTATGCTCAAGAAGGTACTATAACAGGAATTTTAAGAAAAGTAAAAAATCGGCCCGAGCTTGTAGTAGAAGTTAAATGGGATAAATTGAATGAGAACAATATATCATATTCCTCGGTGTTAATCCCACTTGCACAACAGCGTAACTTGTTTAACCCCAGGGCTAGTCAAGATATGATGAAAACAGCCATATCTCTTCCTGATATAGTAAGACAGACAAACCAATTCTCAAAAAAATATCGTCCTGGTTGTACTCCTACTTTAATTGATTCTAACCCCAAGACTTTATCTCTCCATTACAATGTCAAGTGTAACAAGGAAGATAGCGATCCTGCGGGTCACGATGTTAGAGTGCAGTTTGATGTTACAAAAATAGCAGATAGTCAACGGGCAAATGACTTAGATGTTAAATGCAATTGCAGCTGTCCAGCATTTTTAATGTGGGGAGCGCAATGGAACCTTCATCAGCGAGATGGATTACTCCCTCCAACTCGCCCCTTGCTTCAAGCTCCAAAAGAGCGTCTGGATTTGAGGGGCAACTATGTAATCTGCAAACATATTCATTGTGTGTTCGAGAGGATCCTGCCCTCGGTGCAGCATAATATTGTAAAGATTTTGCGTGAGCGTGAAATCCGTAACAAGAAAGATAGGGTAGAAAAAATTCCTCAAGAACTCCAAGAGAAGCAGAAGGAGATGAAGGAAAAGAGAGAACTAGAAAAGATTCACGATACTAAAGATAAAAAGGTCAAGGATCGTCTGCTTCAGAAGCTGCAAGATGAAGAAGAAACTAGATTACTCCATGAAAAGGAGCTAGAAGAAAAAGGAAACGAGCATCAAGAAGACGAAATTCAGCGGGATCAACCGGCCACAGAGCCTGTATCTTTGGAAGAAGAGGAAGAAACTACACCTGCTTGGATGCGCCTACCGGAGCACTATGAAAAGATGTCCCCCGAAGATGAAGAAGTGGAAGCGATTCAAGACTTAACACAACAAGAAGAAACGAAGATAGAACAGCTACATGAAGAGGGTAAGCCTCATCTCCACAAAGGACTTCCTTATGATGTGGATGAAGATCCAGATGAGATGAAAGGTAAGGGATGGAAAGGTCAGCGACTCTCATCCACAAGACAAAAATTTAAAAAGGGGGATAAAGTTATAGTTAATGTACCTGACTGGCTATTATCTAGGGGCTCAAACAGCTGGAGTTCAAATGTTGATGCTATAGGGGAAATATTAAGTTGCAGATGGTCAAAAGAGGTTTCCTCCTTGCTATATGTAGTCAAATGGCGAGATCCTTATGATGATAGAAGGGGAGGAACCAACGCTTGGCGGGAAAACGAGATAAAACCGTTGCAGCAAGATCTGTTCAAGGAAAGTTCTACGAAATGGAAATTTCGAGTAGGGGATTATGTTGTAAGAAAATATCCCCTACTTGCTATTAGTAAATTTTCTAAACAATGTGTTATACCAGGTGAGATAAAAGAAATTCGATGGGGAAAAAGGTGGGGTTCCGGGGAAGCACAGGTACTATGCCTTGTAACCTGGACAGAACCAGAATTTTATGAAGGTTGGATTGTTGAAGATAGACTAAATCCGGCTCAGCAAGAATTATTCAAGGAAGGCTCCACAAAACATAGATTCCGTAAAGGAGACAAGGTCATAAAATACTTTTCAGATGATCAATTGCTATCTGGGGAAGTAGAAGAGCTTGATATTGATGCTAGGGATATTTGGTACAGAGTGCGATGGTACTGGACAAATGTAGTCACAGGTGCTCTTGAACATTATTATACGGCTTGGGAATTAGATCGTACTTTGATGCCAGCTCAGCAGAGTTTGTTTAAAACCGCTACCGCTAAGTTCAAATTCAGAGTAGGGGATAGAGTTAGACATATGCTAGGTAGCATATGTATAGGAACTATAACAAAACGCAATCACAAAGGTAGGTATGAATACGAAGTTTTGTGGGACGCGATACCAAACGATGATTCCTGTACCAAACCTTTTAGTTTGCCAGCAAAGGAAGTAAATTTACGCTCCGTGCAGTTAGACTTGTTTGACGAAGAATCGGGTAGGGTACAAGCCTCCAGGCGTCATAAGTTTAAAGTGGGGGATAGAGTTCGCTGGTATAACCATTTATTACCACATATTTTATTTTTTGGAACTATAAAAAAACTTATCTTTCAACGCGGATATCAATATATAGTCCTTTGGGATGCCAAACTAGGTCGTTTGGGTATGGAAAAACCAGTAGAACAGCGTGCAATGGAAAAAAGTTTGCGCCCCATGCAATTAGATTTGTTTGATGAAAATCCTCACCAGGCTTCAAAGCGTAATAAAGTATCGGAAGGGGACTTACGCCCTCACCCTCAGCAGATGCAGATGTTTGACGAAGAAAAAACCAGTGCCCGAGCTTACAAATTTCAAGTGGGGGATGAAGTTCAAGATGTAGTTCAAGGGCTTAACAGAAGGGGTACAGTAACCTTTAGACTGCGGGGCAAGGAGAGTAATTACTATAACATTACATGGGACACTCGTAGGATGGATTTTGACGGTAAGTTGGTAAATTCTACATCATTCGCTATTCTAGAAAAATGGTTAAGATCAACGCAGGAAGAACTGCCCTTTGAGAAATCATCCGCTGGATTTAAGTATGCAATTGGGGATAGGGTAATACATACACATTACGGGGATTTGGGTAGGGTACAAAAAAAATATACTCAAATGCGCCAAGAAGGATTTTTTTACCCTGGGGAAAAGATTTATATAATTGAGTGGGACGGCTGGTTAGACTGGGGAAATGGTAAAATCAAATATCATGGGGATAAGTATAAAACTAAGACACCGGAACATAGTTTAGACTTAGCCCAAATAAATATATTCAAAGATGCATCGGGGTGGAAATGGAGGATAGGGGAACATGTCCGGTATAAAGGAATTTTTGATCCAAACGTTTGGAATGGCGTAGTTATAGGTCGTTACAGAGATAAAAATACCGGGGAAAGACATTACGTAATTCGTTGGCGTAATCCTAAAGAGTGGATGAACGGTAGTAGCGATATAGCGGAAGAGGCAGATAAGGAGATAATGGATAAAATTACACCGCAACAAAGTGAACTATTTAAAGAAGCAGCAACTAAGCGAAAATGGGTGCAGGGAGAGCGTATTGTATATCAACCAGATGAATGGAATAGGGAAAAGATTTATAAAGGTACAGTTGTGAAAGTATATAGGGATACCAGAGGAGTAATCCATTACGTAATTCATTGGGATGATGATAATTGGAAGGATCCAAAGCTTAAGTGGGATGACTCTTATTTGGGAGAAATAGAGTACGCCCAACTATTGCGGGATGCGTTTCCCCCGGTACAAAGAGAGTTGTTTGAAGAGGTTTAAATGTTAGCACAAATTAATGCTCCGTATCCAAATCGTATTCAATTAGAGTTGGCTCCTTATACAGGACCGTTTACACAAAGCGGACCTTTAGGATCATTTGATCCAGCTAGGGATTTGCAAATCTTCATCAACGGTGTACTTACTTCAGTGCAAACTTCATCATTTGATGGTACAAATAATCGTTATTTGATTTACATGAGTCAAGCATTTGTGCAACCTCAAGTAGTAGTGCAAGTTATTCATCACATGGTCAACCCCCCTTTTGAAGACGCCAATTCTATTTCACTTCGAGGCTTCGCGATCATTGCTGGGTATTCTACAATCGCTGACACTCCCATTCCCCAAATTGCTCTGAGCGCCATACCCACTACAGTTTCGGATTCAAATAATGTTATCACTCCCAACTCAATCACTTTATTGTGGAGCACTATTGATGTAGCACAAATACGGATTACAGGAACCGATGGATTTGATAGCGGATTATTGGTTACCATTGGTTCGGGAATTATACCCATGAATCTATCAGCTTCTCCTCCTTTGACTCCCCAAACCATAATTCTTACCATGACTGGGTACAACGCCAACGGTAGTCCGATTTTAGTGGGAAGTCCCGCTATAGAGTTACAAGTCACAGCAACTGTGACAATTCTAAGTGCAAATAACTATCTGTTACAAGAAAATGGGACTTTCCGTTTCATTTTGGAAGACGGAAGTGGGTTTATTTTACTGGAGTAATTATGTCTGACGAGAAAATTAGTCAACTTACATCGGGAGTTCCTGCACAAGGTGCAGATATTTTGCCTATTGCCCGTCCATCGGCACCGGGAGTTGCCTATTCTGTAACTGCCCAAAGTATCGCCAATTTATCTTCCTCTACGCCTGGGGGCAGCAATAATACTATTCAAGGAAACAAAGCTGGTGTTTTTTTTGGTATTCCAGGCACCGCGGCTGATTTTGTTAACGGATTAATCGCCATTGCACCTACAGGTACAGGCGTAGCTTTAAGTGTTACTGGTGATGCCCATGGTAGCGGTATCATTAACTTGTATTCCAACGGTGTATCTCCTGCGGCTTTTTCCGTAGATACTTTTGGTAACACAACTATCATTAGTCAGGGAACAGGGCTTGTAGACGCTGCTCTGAATGTGACCGGTGATAGTGATGGAGATGATATTTTTAAGTTAAGTTGCGGAAACGGCGGAGAGGGTACACTTGTTGTTCAACAGGGAGATGGAGAAATTGCCTTAAGCATGGAAGATTCCGGTGGTCTAGTATATATTCGCCCTAGTTATTTGTACTATGGTAATCCTGGGGGCACAGCCTTTTTGGGTAGAGTAAGTGGAGGTAGTGGACCGCAGCCCGCTATGTTGTATATTACCAGTGCTACATCAGGATCTTATACTACATACCCATTTGGTATGATTACTGTTTGGGGGGACGCTCAAGGCAACGACATTCAACAATGGAATGTCAATGCAAACGCTCAAGGAGGTTTCGGATATGTTCCGAGTATTCGAATTGACTCCACGGGAAGTTTACATTTATCGAAAGCGATATATGATAGTACGGGTTCCGCTGGTACTGTGGGTCAGATTCTCACCAGTGAAACAAGCGGTTCCCCAGCAGGACCAACCGTTAAATGGGTAACTCCAAGTACAACAACCCGCACTACGGCGATTCAGTATGTAATTGATGGCGGGGGTTCGATTGTAGGTACGGGGTTAAAGGGTCAAATTAATATGCCTATCGGGGGAACTATAACCGGTTGGACTTTAACCGCAGATCAACCTGGCTCAGCTGTAATAGATGTTCTTCGAAGCACATACGCCAATTTTTCTACTACAGTTAGTATTGTGGGGTCAGGGAACGGTCCAAATTTAAGTGGGGTACAAAAAAATCAAAGTTTATCTTTAAGTGGATGGACTAGCATAACATTAAATCAATATGACGAGGTACAATTTAATGTTATAAGTGCTAGCAGTGTAATGCGTTTAAATCTTACAATTAATATGACGGTGAGTGGATAATATGGGATACCAAGCGGCGGACACATTCGATTACTATAATACAACTCAATTACAAGCTGGGATTTATTACGAAAATGTTGGAATTGGCAACGGTAGCACGCCTATAGTTTCTAGTGCATACGCAAGAAATGCTGCTATTGGTAGTTTTCCAAATCAGGGCGTACATCTTGATACTAATGCCTATCTTCGAAAGAATCTCAAATCATCTCAAGGCACGCTAATTGTATTTCGTACCTATGGTTGTGGTGTATTGCCGTTAGGCACTTATGCTACCGTTATTTCATTGTTAGACAGCGGCACCGGACAAATGTCACTTGCTGTAAACCCAGCAGGGGGACTACAATTTGGGTATTATGGTCACTCAGAATATCCTGTATTTACACCAGTTGGTCCAGCAAGTGCCAACGGATTGATTTCTACCAGCTCAGTACCAAACCATGGTATCGAAATTGAAGTTACTATTAGTCCAACTGTAGGAACCGTTCAATGCTGGCTAGATGGCGTGCAAGTAATTCCCTTAACTACAGGGCTATGCACTCAATCTTATTATTCTTCCCATAGCTCAGCCAATCAAGTGCAGTTAGGCTATGCCAGCGGCAGTTGGTCTAATATCGTAGGTTTAGCCGAATACTGTGATTATGTGCGAATATGGGATAACACAGGAACCACACAAAATGCCCCCACACAAAAAGATGCTCGTAAACTGACTAAGATTGCTTCAGGGACTGGCGTATACAGTCAATGGACTGCGAACGGTACAACTCCAAACTATAATTGTACAAATAAAGTTCCTGCACAAACAGTAGATTATGTAAGTGGTGCTACCGTGGGGATCTATGACTCTTACGGCATGGGAAATGCTGGATTAACAGTAAATCCTAATATGGTATTAGCTAGAAGTTATGCTAAGAAAGTGGATTCTGCTGTTCATACAATTGAAATTGGAGTATTGGGGGCAGGAGCAACTATTGGTTTAGGAACTACTTATACTTTAACTAGTGGTTATGTTTATACAGACGCGTGTATTGCAACTGACCCCGCTACGGGAAATCCTCCCCTAGCAGCAGCGGCAGACGCTTTTCAGCATCTTAAATATTTGAGCGAATAATTTTATGAGTGATTACGCTGAGGTTTCACAAGATGTATTAATCATGGATGTACCATCCTTAGGCAATGGATCAGTTGAAGTTGCACAAGATATTTTGATTTTTGAGTTACCTACATTTCCCGAGGGAAAGGCTACTTCTGAAGGTTTTTTGTTCGGATTTTAACAACTACCAAATTCTAAGCAGGAAGATCTTTTCTTCCAGGAGACCCTAATTATGGCTAAAAAAATTGCAAAAATAGACGCAGACGCAATGGACGGATTGTACGCTTCTGAATTTCAACGCATGGCTGGTACAAAAGTTGCCTTTGATCTAAAAGATCAGAATGGAGCCCCTGAAGCTCCCCAGGCATTCAAGGACCACAAAGAATATCTTGAAACTATTCAGGCGGTTCTTAAGGAAGACGCCAGCACGGATCACGACCCTAACGACCCAATACTCGACTGAGGTCTAAATTCCCCTAAGGTAGTTTAATAATGTTAAAGTTCTGCTCGCTTGAAGCCGGACAAATCGTTTCAGATTCGCAGGGAATACAGTATAGAGTTGCTTCAACAAATAGCGGACCTCAGGGGTCTGTTATTAGTTTATCGGATTTACAAGGGAAGCCAGTTCATCTTTCCGCCGCCGCAATTCGCCGTATAGCCTATAACCACCATTTTGATCTTTATATTTTATCTTACATTGAAAGATACAATCAAGCTAATCCAGGTAAAGAACTACCCTATCCCTTGGGCCCCGATGGCCAGCCCTTCCGCTGGTCTCGTTGGTTCCAAAGTGAAATTGCCACAAAGCTAATCACTCAAGTAAAAGGTCCCGCTGGTGATGATCTCAAGGATGAAGCTATTCATGAGATGATTTTTACGGTATTGGGACAACGAAAAATTCTTGACCAGTTCCGAACAAAAATCAAAAGCTTTCATAAAGATATAGGTAAATTAGATGAAGCTAAACAGCTCACCGTTTTCTTATGTAAGTCATTCCAATTTCGCGTCAGCGAAATGAACAAAGAACTACGTCAGCAGAAGATGTATAACTCACCTACTCCAGATCAAGAAATATCCATGTGGCAACCAGTGCGGAATGAAGAACAAGATGACGCCGAACAAAATATACTCGACACGGAAGAGCATGGTAGTGATGTTGATTTTGAAAGTCCTGAAGCTCAAATGGAAGTAGCTAAATTCCGTAAAGGATTCGCTCGTTGGGTTGAAGAGCCAAGATCATTGGGACCCCGTGTTGGAAAAACTTTTATCACATTGTTTGATATTTACTGGGAATTGATTCAACAAGTAGGCAACCGACCGGCCTACAACATCTCTCTGGCTGAACATAAATGGAAATATAATCATGATAAAAATTGTAAACATGAAGAGACTGGTCAATACACCCCTCATTGTAAACACTGTAAAGAAATCAAAGATTGGCGAGCAGAATTAGCCAATCCTCATAAAACTTGGAAAGAACAGGAAGATACCGGTAAAACATCTTGGACTATTAAACGCGGTGAAATCGAAGAGGTATGGAAAGAGCGCACTGGCTTGGGTGTACACGCGATGAAAAGTTACTTGGAGAAACTTCCTTGGTTAATGGAGCGTTATATTACTCTACATGCTGATGAATTGGGTGGAGAAAATAGCACCTTTGTTAGCTTGATGAGTCAAATTGACAAGGAAATTAAAGAACGTGAAGAAAAAGAAGAGACGCAGCCAACAAGGTCTCGTCCGGCAAAAGCATCATCTGTAAAAGATGATATTGCTGAATCTACATCTGAAGTTGTTAGTCCTGTCACTATAGATAATGATATTCAACAGCCCACAGTAAGCGTAGCGGAGGCTGGAAAAACAGCAACTACAAACGATGTTCTGAACCAATATTTTGACAAAACCGCAGATGCCATGAAGTGTAAGAAGTGTGGCAAAGAGACTCCATCAGTCCCCGCCTATTTCAGCACTATAGCTGGTTTCGAGCACCTACGTACGAACCATAAAGATTTATACGATGCTGCTATGGCGCAATCAGGACATAAAACAGCAAAACTCATAGCTGGTAAAGATCTTACCCCAGAGATGCGTAAGCAAGTTGAGAATGCTTTTGTGTATCGTTGGACTTCAGATAATCCTCATCGGATTCAAAATTATTCTTGTTCTCAGTGTGACATTGCTGATCCCTATGTAAATGAAGTTCATGCTGAGGGGCATTCTCACCCTACAGTACCTCTTATCACCGATGACCAGTGGATTGCTGAGCACGCTTTTCATTTTACAAATAGAGAGAAATTACGCCCTAGAGAATTTGCTGAACCAGCCTATTTAGCCTCCTCTAATGAGCAGCAAAATTTATTTGATCCTAAAATAGCATCTGTAGAAGCTAGATTTGCCATGGAAAAAACGGCTTATAATCCAGGTAAGCTAGTTTATATGTATGAAGGGGATCTTTACTGCACAAATTGTGCTAAGGAATTAAAACATTATCTTGAAACAAATGGTGTAGCAGCGTCCGCGGCGGGGATTGCTCCAGCTTTAGAAAATGATCCAGAAAAACTGCCTCAAGGTCCCTTTTCTGTAAGTGAATCTGATTTTCCAGATTACTGTGGCAAATGTGGAGAATTTTTGGAGAACCCACTTACTACGGATGGATATCAGAATCTGCGTCAAGCAGTAGAAGCATACGAAAATGAGGGTAGCGGCGACCCTAGTACTATGCAAGAACTTATCGATTTTTACCCCGAAGTTTTTGAAGATGATTACACCACCAAAAATGAAATTGATGATGCCACACAGCCGTTAGTTGATGACGCAGAGAAAATTTACGACACTCAATTTTTGCGTGGAATGGGGGTTCAAGGAGCTAAAAAAGCATCCGAATGGCAATACACAATAAGAATGCACTGCGATGATTGTGATTGGAAATGGTATGATAAAAAATATGATATTCGCTTAACCACATGTCCGATGTGTGGTAAAAATAACATTCATGAAATTCCTAAAGAGAATGAGGGTGAATTTAAAGAAGCCACTGAGCCCCTGCAACAATTACGTCCCGATATTACTCCAGGCGACACTGGCAGATTGCCTCATGCGTATAAAGAAGGTGCTGGGGAAATAACTAAAGGCGGCAATAGAGCGAATCGAGTAGTCAGAGAAATTCGAGATTTCAATAGCCACAGACTTGGTTTTATCAGCGAAAATTATGATGGCACACCAGAAGATATGATTCGGGTAGCTGAAGCTATAAGCGACCAAATGTTTGAAGACTACGGACCTGAAGTATCGAATGGAGAAAGCGGAATGGTCGCTACAGACGAAACGGGACAGCCACGCTGGAGAATTAGCCCCAACTTTCGTCATATTGAAGAAATAGGCATGAGAAAGAAAGCCCAGAATCCCAATCTTCCCCCAACCCCTGGAAATAATTCACAACCTATGGCTGTACCGGATGCTCCGGATTCTACTCCAGGTCCCCATAGCCCTAATGCTCCGTACTTAGCTCCCAGGAACCCTGGTATTCAACCTCGCCTTGTAAACGCACCTCCAGGGGTTGCTCAAGATGATGCGATGTCTGTAGCAGCGTCTATTGACATGGAAGAACAATCTAATTGCCCTAATTGTAATAGTCCTAATATGACGGAAGATTTGGTCATGAATGAGTCAACAGCGAGTGGTGTGAAATTTTTCTGCCCGGATTGTGGGTATGATAGCTATTGGTGTTTTGAATGCGGAGCTGCTATGCCTATGGGGAGTCTTGGGCATTCTCCTAGATGTTCCTATAATAAAATGCCTGAAGCATTAACCTCAGAACCCGAATGGAATCCCGATACTGATGATAAAAATTTTCTCCAGCAGATGAAGATTAGAGGCAGTAAACGTAAGATAGCTGGTATCCCTGAAGATTTGGACATTGACCCAGATAGCATTCCTCAAATGAGTGAAGAAGCGAAAGAACGCTATCTCATCATGCATGACTGGCAGGAAGATAATGAACATCATGGACCATCTTGGTGGTTACAAAAGAAAATGTGGTTTAAAAAAGACTACGAAGAAGAAATCCCATATCAGAGTACCGATGATGCAATTGAGCATGAACTCCAATTACAGGAGAGAGCGTTTGTTCGTGAGCGAAGAGGTCCAATTACAGCTAAGGCTGAAGTGAAACAAGCAGGAATAAATGTTGTATTCCAAAATGAAAAAGGTTTTGTTACAGATTTTGGAAAGCCTCTTTCCTATACTATCGGCATGAAAAAAGAAGAATATTTTATACCTCGATATGGTGTATGGACCAGAACCACGGGGGTAAAACAAGGGAAACCTCAAATTAGTCTCACTACAGATGATTTGGATGCAGCAAAACAAGCTTTAGGTGAACTTGTTCAACCAGTGAAACAAGCCGCAGCTCCCGTGGTTGTAGCTCCAGCAAACCCCAATGCTGTACAAAACCCAGCACAGAACCCCGCGCAAAATCCCGTAGCTCCTACGGTAAGCCCCAATGTTGTGCAAAATCAAAGCATAGCTCAACCAGCGCCAGTTCCGCAGCAGCCAGGAGCAGCTATGGCAATTATGCCGGGTCAAGAAAATGATGGAGCAATGCGTAAAAAAACTATTGAGCCCGAGCTTCAAAACGCCAAGTATCATATGAGCGCAGAAGATGCTCAATTAGAATTAATAGGATCAGAAGAAAAAAAATTAGCTGCGTCTGAGAATGAATACAATGCAATGATGGAAGAAAGACAGAGCTTCCCGTCCACGGAAGGAGATTCGGATCGCGAATATGCCCGCCAAATGGGGCTAGAACGACCGGATCAGGCTTGGATTCTTTCTGACCGTGATGTGTGGTACCCGAACCCGGCGTACCAAGGATCGCCTGTGCCGCATCCGGAAGATGATGGGTACGACGCGCACGGAAATACGCCAAGTTCCCCGGATTACACGGGTGACACGGAGAACAATTTCCCCCAAAATAACATCAAGAACTCCAGCCGTGCGGATCACCAAAAAGGGGCATCCAACAGCAAAGTTTTACCACAAACACAAGTCGCATCCGATCCATTCAAAGAATTAATAGGGGCAGAGGAAGAAAAATTAACACAAATTGCAGGGACCAATGAGATTTAACTATTCTAATCACTATATAGGGAGTAATTATGGCAAATCGTTATGAAATCATGGATAAAATTCAAGCTCGCAGAATAGAAAAGCAAGCTGCGGCAACAACAAAATTCGCTAAAATGCGTCAAGTAGCGGACTCTGACCCGAGTCAAATCGAGCAAGATTTAACTAATTTGGCAGAGGCATGCGCTGCTCAAGCAGAAGCCTATGATAATTTAAAGGAAAATCTTGACCTTATTCAACCCCCGAAAGAAGCTCCTCTTAGCGCCAAAGTTACGGCCGCTCGCAACTACGCCAAAGCATTTAAGCGCATTGCTGATGAAGCCCCTGAACAGCTGGCAGCGGCGGTTAGTGAAGCTTACCATAGCTTGGATGAACAAGCCGGTGCTCTAGAAATGTTATCTGATCATTTGGGTATTGATTTGAATTCTACTCCCGTAGAAGATGCTTTTGCTCAAGAAGGCATTGAAGAAATCGGTGAAGCAGAAGAAGCCGGGGTTCCTATTACATCTGAGATAGAGGATGAATCCGAAGATGGGGAAACTCAGTCGGAAGAAAAAGAAGCTGGGTCAGAAGGTTTTGTTACAGACAGGGCTCTGAGTGGCAAACCTACCAATCCAAAAAAAGTTGATGTACCTCGTGTAGCCGGTATAGGTTCTGATGCATTCGTTACAGATAGGGATAAAGACTCCAAACCATTTGACCCTAAAAAAATGGAATCCAAGGTCGCTTTTCGAACGGGGAGGCCTCGTCCGTGAAGCTTTGCTGATTAAGTTTTGGATCTTGCCGCCAGTAAAGATTTGATGTCTCCTGGTTTTTTGGTACTGAATTTTGTAGAGACGCTAAAATCCTGCACTGCATCAAATACGCTGATTAATTGTCCTCGCCCAAAATATGTACGGGGTTGCCAAACAAAAACATCGCTTAATTGAAATTTGTGCCATTTCTTCCACCTGCCTTCATGATCCGCTGGGATGAACCAATGTTGAAAAATAATCCGTTTTGATGCAACCCTACTCAATTCACATAAAAGATCGTGGTTCCACTGCATTTTTCCGTTATACGGTGGGTCGCACAATACAGATTCAAAGCTATTGTCGGGGAAAGGAAGTGCTGAGGCGTCACACACCATATCAGGCTTGGTCAATGGGTCAAAATCCACTCGTATGTCCCCTAAAGGGCTGTATCCGCAGCAAACATGCAAAGAACGAGGGATTAGCAAGGATTGAATTACTTCTGTGACTTCTTCCGGCCAAAGAACAGCTTTTACGGTGTAGAGATGTTTGGTTCCAGCTAGCGGAACCGTACCCCCAGAAGCATGTATGCCTGGTTGTTTTTTATACGTGACTGTGCCCATGGTCTAGTATATACTAAAATTGGACGGTTTGGCTAAATATCCTTTTTCGGTATTTTGAATGTATACTGGAACATGGACGATAAGACTAGCCGCACTCAGGAGGCCCCAATGAAGAAGAAGAAAATATTGGCAATCT